CAAAGTTCGTGTGGTGGGGGAACGACCCCAACGGCCTGACCCTCCAGGACGTGGCGGGCATGGCCGTGATCATCGCCTGGCTCTTTCTGCACGGCGTCTTGACGAAGATCACCGCCTCGCGCTGTCCCATCGACTCATCCTGGCTGGAGTTCTACAACGTCGCCACGTTCGTATTCGGGATCGTCCTGACCGCCGGCGCGATCCAGACCATCGGGAACGTGGGCGGGAAGCTGATCAACTGGTTCAAGGGGAACGGGGGCCAGAGTAGTGGCACCATATAATAAGGAATGGATCGTCATTCACCACACCGCCGGTCCCGCGACGCAGACGGTGGAACAGATCAGGGCCTATCACATGGCTCCGCCGCCCAAGGGACGCGGGTTCAAGGACATCGGCTACAACTTCCTCGTTCGTGCTGACGGGTCTGTGGGCACCGGGCGCCCCTTGCTGATGGACGGCGCCCACACCGACGGCAGGGCACCGGGTTCATCGCCCACTAGCCCCAGCCTCAACCGCTGTAGCATCGGCGTCTCCTGCATCGGGAACTTCGATACCACCCCCATGCCCCCGGCGCAGTTTGGCGGCCTTCTCGTGGTTGTCCTGGGCCTGATGAAGGAGCACGGTCTGACGCCCGACAGGATCCTCCTGCACCGCCAGCAGATCGGGGGAACGGCGACCGCATGTCCGGGCAAGTTCTTTCCCGAAGCCAACTTCAGAAAGGCCGTTGTAGAGGCGGTGAAGCCAGTAGGCGATACGCAGTGGGCCGAGATAGCCATCAAGTGGGCGCGTGACGTGGGCCTGATGAAAGGCGACCAGAACGGTCTCATTGATGCCGCTGCCAATCTGACCGTGGGTCAGGCGGCGGTCCTGTTTAAGAGACTCGTGGAGAACGTCCTTCCGCAGAACAAGTAAGGGGGTACGAGATGATGGATGATGTCCTGTTCCGGGTGATCGTCTCCGTTGTGGGCACCCTGGTTACGACCGTCCTCACTCTGCTGGGCCTGTATCTTCAACAGAAGATGGGCGGCGAGAAGCTTGGCAAGGCGTACTCGATAGCGGCGACCGCCGTTGAGTGCGTCGAGCAGTTCGTCGTGGACGCCCACGGCGAGGCGAAGATGCAGGCGGCGATCCGGTACATGAAGAATCTGGCGACCAGATACGGCCCGAAGCTGACCGACGACCAGTGGCGCATCCTTGGAGAGCAGGCGGTATTCGCCATGAACCAGGCCGTGGAGTACGTCTTGCCCTCCGCCCCTGTGGCCGATAACCCCCCGGCGTAGAGGCACCGCCCTGAACCGAAACGGCCTTGGCCCTACTCACTTAGCCTACAACCGGACAAACGCATCTAGGGCCGTCTACGGCCCGCACAAAAGCCCCTCGCCGCAAGGCGGGGGCTTTTGCTATTTTAGGGGGTGGATGCCTGGAAGGAGGATGTTCACGCCGCCAGCAACTAGTATCGCTTGACGCTGCCGGGAAAGTGTCCTAATATAAAGGCGTAGCCGCCGCCACGCCGCCCGTAATCGCAGCCATGCAGCAAGGCCCCCACGGGAGGCGAATACGGCGGCGGCTTTCCCCTTCACGCCCAGGGGTTCGCCCGGCGCACCTGGTCGCCAACCTCCTCATCGTACATGAATGTGTAGACCTCCGTGGTCGCGACCTTGGAGTGCCCCAGCACCTTCTGCACCGCCCGCAGACTGGCGCCGCCGATGATCATCCGCCGCGCCGCCGCATGTCTGAACTTATGCGGCGAAATCGGAGGCACCCCGTAATGCTTGGCGATGTTCACCAGGGCGTGACGAACGCAGTCCCTAGCCAGGGGGCCGCCCCTCCACCCCAAGAGCAGGTAGTCGGTGGGGGCACGGCCGTGCCGCAGGCCTCCCCGGGCAAGCCTCGGGCGAATATCCTCAAGGTAGACTCCGAGGAGGGCCACCAGTCGGTCTCCTAGGGGCACAATGCGGGTCTTCCTGCCCTTGCCCAGAACGCGCAGCGTTCGTTCCTCCAGACCGACATCGCCGACGCGAAGCTCACGAACCTCGCCCCGCCTGATGGCGCACCCCGCGAGTAGCCACTTGATGAGATAGTCGCGGCGCGCCCAGGGGGTTTCAGAGACGGGCGGCAGATGCAGGAACCGCTCCACGTCCGCGAAGCTGGGGATGCGGGGCAACTCCCCGTGCCGGGCCACGGCCCGGAAGTCGCGGGCCGGGTTATCCGCACGCAGGCCCTCCTTTTGCAGAAACTCGTAGTACCTCTTTATGCCGCTCACTATCGTGAGGCGCGTGCTGACGTTGCTGAACCGATCATACATGACCCCGATGTAGTGGCGCAATTGCCCCTTGTCCAGGTGGTCTATGTCGAGGTCGTCACCCGCCGCCGCCCGGTCAAGCTTGCTGATGCCGTAAAGATACGTCCTCAGAGAATCGGGCGCCACACCCCTTTCGGATCGTGCCCAATCCACGAACTCGGGCCTCATCCGGGCACCCCCTTCAAGGAACAGGATACCACGGTCGAGCTATAATGTCCAGGGAATTAGGCGGGGCGAGAAGGACTTGACAGGATGATGCTAGCGGGCTACGCTGAGGAGGCGGCATATAAGAGTATTAGTGGCTCGGAAGATTTTGGGTGCTGCCGTCTCTGCCCATCCCGCCTGCGCTTGGTCGTCTCCGCGCCGTGCTGCCTGAGGGGAGATGAAACCGGGGGGGCGAGGTCGCCGCCGTTGTCGGTGGCGTTGTTTGACTCCAGGGCGCGGACGGTCTTGATCAGATCGAGGACCAGACGCCTCCGCTCCTGGTCGGGGAAGAGCCGGGCCAGGGTCATTGCCAGCGCGGCCTCCGGGTCGCGCGCTTCCTCCTCGGCCATAATCACCCTGAGCATTTCGCCCGTACTCCACGACGGATTGACGGCCCCGCGTATAATGCGGCTCAACTGGCTCGCGTGCATCCCGAGTGCCTGGGCTAGCTCGCATTGGGTCATGCCCTTCCCGTCCAGCCATGCCTGCAAACGCCTGCCGAATTCCGCAATCGTCTCAACGGTCGGACCCTTCTCGATGTTCATGCCTTTCACACCTCCGCAGTTATCCGGTGTCTTCATTGTAGCATACTCATGACGGCGCAGCAAGATACGGGGGCCGAAAAGTCTTCGACGTAATGTGCCAAAAACCGCGCGCGGCAAGGGTCTGTTGCTACCCGTCGTGCGTTGTGGCGCAAACTGCGGGTTGATCTTTCCGTCTGCGCATGACCCATTCGTCCTCCTGCCTGAAAAGCTTGCTCGGGGGTATTGACTTTTCCGTTCATATGTGTTACGTTCAAGACAGATCAGCAATCTGGAAAGGGAGGCACCCCATGGAACGCCGGACTTGGTTCGCGGAACTACTGCGGCGCAAAAAGGCCACCATCAAGGGACTTGCCAGGGCGGCGGGGGTATCGAGATCCACGGTCAAGGTCATGGTCGAAGCCTCCGGCTTGCCGAATCTTCGGAACACCGCCAAGGTGGCGGCTGCCCTTTCAGTCAGACCGGGCTATCTGGCGCAGGGCTTGATCGTCCAGTACCAGCGCCGCGACGCAGCCTGACCCCTACCTTATATACGCGAGGTGACCGGACATGCCCCTGAGCTTCACCCCGGTTCTGGCGATAGTCCTGCTGCGCGCGGGGGCGGTCCTGTGCGCCGTCGCCCTCGTGGCGCTGACAGCCTACTGGCTGATCGTTCCGAAGAGGGGGGTGGTGTGAGTGCGCGTGAGTAAGGAGTTCACCGTCTCCGAGTCCTCAGCCATCCGGTGCTGGCACTTCCGCGAGGTGGAGGGATGTGAGGCCAACAGCACATCCAATCCGGTCAAGATCGGGGCCGTGGAACACCTGGACCCGCCCTTCGGACTATTTGCGCGAGAACCCCTCAGCGCCCGCAGGTTGGGCATGGCGCTGATGTTCTCTGGTTGTGGCCCGATCCTTGAGATCGGGGACTGCTGGGGTCAAGTGGTCGAGGACGAAGACCGGGGAGTCCTGTGCAGCGAATATCGCCGTTGCGTCGCCTTCGCCGACCTCGCGCAGATGACGGCGCTCCGGCGCTTTGTGTGCGCAGCCGCCTACGACGCCGGTCTGAGCGTTCGCGCCATGGCGGGCAGGGGGCGACTTGAGACGATGCTGGCGCTCTCCGACACCAGCAAGGTCATCGATGGCATGAATTCGAACGCGATTACCGACCTTGCGCGCGCGGAATCCGCACGGTACGAGGGCCATTTGGCTAGCGCCCGAAGACACGGTAGATTCGCTGACTATGCCGCCGCCTGGATGAGCCACCGCGCGATTTCCCTCCTCGTCCCGGTCTTGCCCTGGGAAGTCCTGCGCACAGCCCTGATTGACCTTCGCCATTCGTTTATCCACCCTTTTTACACCGAGCGCGACGCTGAGGCGCTGATCCTTCGAGAACTGGGGCTGGCCGATGAGGCGGTGTTCCGTGTGCTGGGCGAGGAAAGCCCATGACGATCCTCTGGCCCCACCTCCTGTTCCTTGCGCTGGCGCTACCGTTGATCGTCCTGACCGTGGGGGTGCCGGTGTATCTGGTGTCAAGACTGACGGCGAGGGGGCGTGCGTGAAAATGGACGGTCAGAGGCTGCGGATACCCACCCTGAAGGAGTTCAACAAGCCCCACCAGCGACCCGCCGGGGTTGCCTGCGACAAGTGCGGCGCGGAGATGGTTTTCGCCTTGCCCGATAGTCCGACGGGCGGCTACCCCGACCAACCCGACGTGATACCGGTTGCCTGTCCCGAGTGCGACTATCGCGGCACGAAGCGCCCAAATGGCGGGGTGGGGTTGGCCCCCTGGCGCGTTGATCTTGGAAGGGGTGACTGACATGGCGGAGGACAAGCGGCTGATATGCCCGATACGGGATGCTGCTGCCTGGGCGGGTGGGGGCGACGTGTTCTGCCTTGGCGACAAGTGCGCCCTGTGGCACGGAAACAAGAAAGGCGGGAGCTGCGCGTTCCTGTCCATAGCCCGGCTGACGGGCGTATCCTACGCCGAGTAACGGGAGGTGCCCCCATGAACCCCGAGAGTGAGTACAAGATGCCGAATCTGAGGCCGACCCTTTCGGAACACAACCGCCGCCAAAGAAGCGCGGGAGTCCTATGCGACAAATGCGGCGCGGAGATGGACTGGCAAGACCCCGGCCATATGCAGCCCAACAACGTCCCGGTGAAGTGTCCCGTCTGCGGCGCGACAGGGCTGAAACGAATCGGCTGGTAGGAGGTGCCCTTGATGGCGACCCCGATCTCCACAGAGGTTGGCGCGGTCCTGGATGAGGTCGGCAAGCGACTTGGCCCCATCGTGGACAAGGTGGGTGGCGTCCTCGGGCCAACGGCGCAGCATGTGTGGGCGATCCTTGTGCGGCAGCAGATCGTGGAGGCGTTCACGCTGCTTGCCTCCACCCTCCTCCTCATCGCCGTCTGGTCTGTGGGCCTACGGTTCGGTCTACGCTACCTGCGCAGGACGGACTGGAGCGAGGATGAGGGGGTAATTCCCGTGACGGTGTTTCTTGCGGGCGGCGCGGTACTCATAGTCGGTCTGCTCGTTTCCTGCGTCACCACGGGGGCGGGCCACTTCATCAATCCCGAGTACTACGCGCTTCAGACGATTTTGCGTGCCCTAACGGGCAAGTAAGCGGTAGGAGGTGCCCCTATGGTCGCCGTGGTTGGCAAGTCTCTTCGTGGCCGAGAGTACGTGGTCGCGCTTGTGACCATGGCGGCGCGGCCCGAGAATGCAGCGAGGAGGTAGAGACGTGGCTGAGCGCGAGAATCCCAAGCATGAAGTTGAGGTAATTGAGGGCCGGAACGTGGACCTGTACACCTTCGAGGCGCCGATGTGGCACGACGATTTCCACAAAGCTGAGGCGCTGGGCGTCGTCTTTGCCAAGTACTTCGACGATGGGCCGGACTACTGGGACGCCAGCATTTTGTACTGTCGCCCAGAAGATGTGGAAGCCGTGCAACGCTTCTTTGCCCAAGACTGAGAGCGCGAGGAGGTAGGAACGTGAAGCCGACTGACTTTTCGCGCACGTTGCTGTGGGCGGGCACGCTCAAGATCGACAAATTGGGCCGCGTTTACATCCCGGTCCGTGCGCGAGGCCCCTTGGGTCTGAAACCCGGTGATCAGGTGGACGTGTTCTACGACACCGCGAACAACGCCCTGATCATGCGTGCGGCGCGCTTGCGAGGCGTGGAGGAGGCGGCGTAGGGATGATGGAGCATGACGCCGTGTTCGGACTGGCACATCTCGCTGACTTTGACCCCGAGAAGGAGGAATCGGGCGTGCGAGTGATCATCGGGCGGCATTGGACCGAAGACGGTGTGCGCTGGACGGCGGAGGCAACGTCTGTACCCGCCTACAACGCGGCGGCGGAGACAGAGCAGGAGGCACGCAAGGCCTTGGCCGACAAGTACCGCGTCTACGCCGACGAGATCGACAACGCCCAGTAGTATTTCGCCTCACGGGGCGGCGTGGTGGGCACACGCTGAAAGCCTCAAGGCGCGACCGTCTTGGAACCGCTGGCAATATAGTCGGCGGCAAGAACAGGGAGGCCGATGGCGCCAAAGTTGGTTCAAATCCAGCCCCCGTGAGGACAAGTTTGGCGGGCGGGGCGACACAACGCCTGTGTGAATCGAACGCGGGAGAACCTGCTTAGTACTGAGGGCACAGCCCCTAAACGGGTAGGCAGGCCACAAGCTCGGTGATGCGAACCATCGGAGTACTGACGAGTAGCTTCCCATGGATGAGGACCCTACGGGGAGTCACGATGGCAAGCGGAGGATGGATACCGGGCAGGACGTAAAACGAGGCGTCGCTACACGCCTATCCCGCGCTGGGCCGGATAACCCGGCCCCCGCCCGCCAGCAGAGTTGGTGTCCAAGGGGCCGACATGGCGAGGATGCGCTAGCAAGGAGGTCTGACTCATGGCAACCTTCCACATCTACAGTACGACGCGCCTTGACTCGCTGTGCCTTGCCCACGCGCCCGGTGTCGTGTTCTACACTCCCAACGGCGGGACCCTGAACATCATCTGCGACGACCCGGCCCATGCGCGGTCACTCCTGATCGGGGCCATCCAGCAACTTGACGAGGAGATCCAGGAACACAGCGCCCCTTTGGCGGAGTAGCGGTTCCCAATCTGACATCGGGGAGGAAGGCCAAGATGACGCCCGACGAGTTTGCCAAGAAGATGTCGGAGACGTGTCGCCCCGGCGACCCCGAATGCGCACACCTGGACGCCGACGACTTGATGTGCGACCTCCTGGATTCGCTGGGTTACGGGGCTGGGGTCGTGACATTCCGCGCCTCGCACAAGTGGTACGCCTGACGGGGGGCCGTCCAATGAAGATCCTCGTTTCCACGAAGAACATGCCCCGTGATGAATGGCTTGCCTGGAGGCGCAAAGGTATTGGTGCTTCTGACGCCCCGATCCTATTCGGCGTTGACCCGTTTCATTCCGAGATGCACCTGTTCCTGGACAAGCTCAACCTCCTGCCGGAAGACGAACAGTCAGAGGCGGCCTACTGGGGCCAGCAACTTGAACCCGTGATCGCCAAGGAATTCGCCGCCAAGACGGGTTTCAGGATCCGCCGCAAGTGGGCGATATTGCAGCATTCAGAGTACCCATTCGTTCTCGCCAACCTCGATTACGTGGTCCTGGACGGCAACGATGGCAGGGCCGTCCTTGAGTGCAAGAGCACGTCGGAATACAGGAAGGCCGACTGGGACGACAGGATCCCCGACCGCGTGATGATCCAGATTCAGCACCAGATGGCCGTGACCGGGGCCGATAGAGCCTACGTTGCGGCCTTGATCGGCGGCAACAAGTTCTGGTTCACACGGGAACCCATCGCGCGCGACGACGAGGTGATCGCCAACATCCTCAAGCGCGAGGCCGGGTTCTGGGAACTGGTAGAATCGAAGACCCCGCCTTTGGCCGACGGCTCCGACGCCTGCTCTGACCTTCTGGCATCCCTCTACAACGATCCCAGCGACAACACCATCCCCCTTGGACCAAAAGCACTTGACCTCGTGGTTGCCCGCCAGGAGGCCAAGGAACGCCTAGGGACGGCGGAGATAGACGTTCGGTTAGCCGAAAACAGACTGAAGCAGATGTTGCGCTATAACGAAGTCGGGGTCATCGGCGAGTGGCGGGTCGCGTGGAAGGCCGTCACGCAACAAAGGAACGGCAAGGAGATCACGTTCCGCAGGTTTACTATCACCGCGAAAGGCGGGGACGACGAATGGACGACCTGAAACAGAGGGTGGCCGACAAGGCCATGCAGCCGGTCAAGGGCCAGAAGCCGATTCAGACGATTCGGGAGGCGCTCCAGAAGATGGAGCCTGAGTTCAGGCGCGCACTTCCCAGGCACCTGACCGCCGACCGGCTCATCCGCATTGCCCTGACCACGATCAGGGAGAACCCGGTCCTCCTGGACTGCGACGTGCAGAGCCTCATTGGGGGCGTGATGCAGGCCGCCCAGTTGGGTCTTGAGCCGGGCCTTCTGGGCCATTGCTACCTCGTTCCCTTCAACCGCCGGCGCAAGGACGCCCAGGGTCATGAGACGTGGAGCAAGGATGTCCAGTTCATCATCGGCTACCGTGGCTACATCAGCCTTGCGCAGAGGTCCGGCCAACTTCTGTCCATCTACGCGGAGGAGGCTCATAAGGAAGACTTCTTCCACTGGGAGTACGGCCTACATGAGGATCTGACCCATCGGCCCGCCGCCAAAGAGCGAGGCCCCGTCACCCACTTCTACGCCTACGCGATGTTCAAGGACGGCGGCCATGCGTTCAAAGTCATGTCCATCGAGGACATTGAGGACCGCAGGCAGCGTTCCAAGGCCAAGGATTCGGGGCCGTGGGTCACAGACTACAACGCCATGGCCCGGAAAACCGTGATCCGCGCACTTGTGCCGTTCCTACCTCTCTCCGCAGAGATCGTGCGCGGCATCCAGCAGGACGAGTCGATCAAGGCCAGTCTTGCGGATGTCGGTTCCGAGAAGCCTGACTTTGGCGATGATGCAATCAGCGTGCCCTACGAGGTACTGGGCGGCGACCTTGGGCCGACGGTGGCGGAACCTCTAGAGGCAGGCAAGTTGGTCTGATGCAGCCTTACCATTCCGGCTACATCTTCGCCCCCGAGTTCTTCCGTGATGATCTCGGGGAGATCGTGGGCGCGCAGGTGTCACCAAAAGAATGTCCCCTCCGGTGGGGCAACTGCACGGAATGCGGTGAGTGGCACCTGACGATGAACGCGGGCGACCTTATCGTCTGCGAGGGGGTGTGAGGACTGAAGAACTGGACCTTCATCGTATCCGCTCTCTTCGCCGCAATGATCGCGCTAGGCATCGTACTCGACCAATGGACCTGGGGCTAAAACCCCTGGTGGCGGGCGTGGGAATCGTCTCACGCCCTGCCACCAAATGAGGAGGGACGACCTGTGTTGCAACTTGACGGCCCGTGGAAGCGCAACGGCCATACCTTGAACCCCGACATCGTTTTCGGCTGTATCGTGGTGATCACGCTAGCCCTGGCCGTCTGGGGCATGTTCTGGAGGTGAGGAGACGTGGAAGAGGTTGTTCGCCCCGACCGCAACCTGTGCGCGGCGTTTCAGGCATCGGAAACAAAGGTAACGTTGCAACTGACGCCCCGGGAATTGTTGTTGATCAACGTAGCGGTCAATGCCTTCGCACTCTTCAAGCATGACCCCTGCTTGGCGGTTGCGTTGATGCGCCTGAATTCCACCAGCTTCGAGGAATGGATGAAGCTGGACAACCGTTGTACAGAGGTCATGAACGCAGCGGGGCGCGTGGTGTCTGACCATGAGGCGTGAGCTGGACCCGCTTGACTTCTACGGTGGACTACGGGCGCAATTCGCGGCGCGTCGGCGTAGGCGGATACAGGCCCGCATGAAGGTTCTCAGAACCATCGTGCTCCTTGGCCTCGTCGTGGTAGTTGAGGTGGCCATAAGCGTGATAGGCATGTTGGCGGCTGTCACACTCATCACCACCGGGGGGCGGGTGGGCTGGCTCCTGTGCCCACCAGTCGTAGTAGGAACCGCCTTCCTTGCGGTGAGGGTGAAAATCGCCCTCTGCGCAGCGTTCTTCCCACGGGAGGAGGCCGTTAAGCATGGAACTTGAGTTGCGACTGACCCGCGCTGAGGTGGAGGCGTTGAGGGCCATGGTAGGCGAAGACCGAGCCGCCCTTGAAGTGGGGCACCTCGCGCAGAACCTTCAGGAGGCGGAGGACGCGCTTGACGCTGAGGATCCATGTACCGCTGCTGGCTGTATCGCAGCCCACAACCTTCTTGTCCGCCGACTGCGCGCACAACTGAAGGAGGCGGCCCCGGCTGCCGCCACGGACAGCTTGAAGTAGCATGACCAGAGGAGGCGCGGAACATGCCCGGTGGATACAAGCAGGGTGGTCTGAGAGACAAGTACGTGGTCACGAAGGTGGACGGTTCCCCCGTTGACCCCGGCGCCAAGTACTTCGTTCTCCGGTACGACCTTGACGGCGACCCCTACGCGAGGAAGGCGCTGCGTCAGTATGCCGACTTTCTGTACCGCGTGAACCCGGAACTAGCCACCGACATCATCGCCGCATGTTATGCAGAGGACGTGAAGCGGGCCGAGAAGATGGCCGATGCGGGCGGCCTCGACGGCCTGAAGTAGGATAACCAGAGGGGGTTTGGGACATGCAGGTGTCCATCGACCTTGAGGAACGCGAACTGCTGCGCGAGTTCATCCGCGCCGCAGTCTACTTCGGCCACCGGGGTATTCCTTGGTTTCATTACGCCCCCGGCGGCGACATGACCCGGCACGCCTACCGCATTCTCCGCAAGCTCCGCAGCAAGTATGGGTGCAGGGGGGTTCGCGAATGAAGCGCGTCTTCGTCGTCTCCCCCTACGGGGGCGAAAAAGACAACCAGGACTTGGCGGCCCGCTTCTGCCACGCCGTCTTGGACGCACATTTGGTCGTCGGGGAGAAGGTGGCTATCTACGCCCCGCACCTGATCTATCCCTGGTTTCTCTCCGACAAGTCACGCGTGGAACGCAAGGTGGCCATGGCGATGGCGCGTTCGTTCATGGAGGTCTGCGATGAGGTGTACGTTCTGGAACTGCTAACCGGCATCCCAGCGCACCACAACACCATCCTGACCCCAGGAATGATTGACGACATCGAGTACGCGAAGAAGTTGGGCAAGCGCGTGGTGACGTTCCACAGGATCGAGGACGTGGAGGTGTAGGGCCGTGCTTAATGACCTCCTTGAGGAGATCGGCCATTGGCAACTTGTGATCCGACCCGCACCTGAAGAAACGAAGGCGCTACATCCCGACGCCCGGTATATTATCCACCTCACCCATTGGCCCAACTTCGGTGTCAGCCCCTCATGGTTTGGTTACGGCGCCACCATCGATGAGGCAATCGACATGGCGGCGGCCGACTTCTGTAAGGCCGTGGGCCGCAACCGCCTACTCTTCGAGGCCGCCGATGAGGATACGAAGGCGCGGGACGAGGGCCTAGCGGATAAGGGGGTTGGCAAGGATGAGTAGCGACCAACTGCGTGCGCCCGTGGCGCGGTTTGCCAAGGTCATGGAGGCAAGGCTGCGGGGGAACGACTGGAAGGGCGGGTGGGACCACCTCACCACCCTCGACCTGCTAGGCCGTCTCCTGTTCGAGATGGCGGAGTTGGTCGTGGAACTTCAGGCGGGAAACCATCTGGGCGCCCAACACGAAACCGCTGACGCCGCCAACTACCTCATGATGCTTCATGACCGGCTGGATCGGGCGGACATGGCTATCGAGGATGTCGGTCCCTCGCAAGCCGACATTGATCGCGAGTACGAGTGTCACCTGAAGCGGCAAGACGAGGAGGTTGCCGACGATGATGAGTGAGATCCTGTGCTTGCACCACCAACTTGAGGAGGCAATCGAGGATCTGGAGTGCAGGGAGAAGATCCTACGCGAGGCACTTGAGGACATCATAAACCTCCGCTCTGGCCCCGAGTACATCGCCTCCGAGGGCGCCATACTTGAAGGATCTTCCGACGACGAGTGGCAGGCATTGCTGGACGTACCGATAGACCGCGCCAAGAAGGCCCTTGAGGAGGCGGGGATGGTATGAAGCGTGACCCTGACGCTGACCTGAAGGTGTGCGAGGCGGCGACGCCGGGGCCGTGGTATGAGTTCTGCGAGGACGACAGGGATTGCAGCAATGTTGTGGGCGTTGCCACGGCGCCCAATCCTGACCCCACCGACCTTGACGACGCGGGCAAACTTGTCGCCGTGACGCTTGACAATGGGCTGGTCGCCTTTCCGGTTGCCGTAGGCGACGACAAGTGGCACGAGAACGCTGCCTTCATCGCCGCCGCCCGTGACGGCTGGGAGCCGTACATCAAGGTGTACCTGCGCCTCCTGCGGTTCATCGCAGACTTCGAACGCGACACGAAGGCCCTGCCTCTCGGCGAGGAGGACAGCCAAAAGGGTTCATCGGCCTACAACTGGCGGCGGGGGTTCATTGGGGAACTGAAGGCGGCCCTCGCGGAGGTGGACAAGCTGTGAGCGTGTATCTTATCCGCCTCGACGACGAGTTCCTGTACAAGTGCGGTGAGCCGATTCCCGGTGGCAGGCCATACAACCACCGCCGCGTCTACAAATGGCTGACCGAAGACGGCCCCCGGTCGCTTGCGCCCCACCAGCAACACGACAACCGGGACGGCACGCTTAACCGGGTTACTGTGCGTAACGATGTTCTCGCAATTCGCCGCGAGGGGAAGTTCATCGGCTACACCTGTCTGTTGTGCCGCGCCGAATCGTCCGACGAGTGGCTGACCCTGTACATGGGCGACCCACGCGACCACGGGTGGCTGTGTCCCGCACATGAAGCGGAGATACGGCAAGCGATGGAGGGGATGTAGGATGGGCAAGTCCCTTATCGAGTGGACCGACCGTGTATGGAACCCCACCACCGGCTGTAGCCCCGGGCTCCAATGTTACGAGCGTTGCTACGCCCGCCGGTTCGCCACGCGTCTTGCGGGGCGGTATGGGTATCCCCAGGACGATCCCTTCCGTGTCACGTTCCATCCCGACAGGCTGGAACTTCCTCTGAGATGGCGGCCCTGTCGCGTGTTTGTCGACAGCATGGGGGATCTGTTTCATGAGGACGTGTCAACCGACGTGCTAGACCGCGTATTTGCGGTCATGGCCCATGCGCCCCGTTTGACGTTTCAGATCCTGACGAAGCGTCCCGAGAACGCAATGGGGTACCTGAATAACACGGCTACTTTGTGGCGGATTTTCAGGGAATGCAGCGGCGTGAATCCCTGGAACTGGCCCCTTCGCAACGTCTGGCTTGGGGTGAGCGTCGAGAATCAGGAGGCGGCGGACATCCGCATTCCTCCGCTCCTCGAAACCCAGGCGGCGCTCAGGTTCGTTTCGTGTGAGGCGCTGTTGGGGCCGGTGGATCTGATACGGTATCTGACCTTCGAGGGCGAGCACGAACGCGCCGAAGACATGTTGGCCCGTTATGGCGCCAGCCAACCGGTCTCTTGGATCATTGCCGGCGGCGAGACAGGCCCCGGCGCCCGCCCCTGTCACCCCGACTGGCTGCGTCGTCTGCGCGACCAATGCATGGCGGCGGGGGTGCCCTACTGGATGAAAGGACACGGCGAGTGGCGGAAAGGCGATCAGGGTTGGGCCATGGAGAAGGGACTGAAGCATGTCCATCTCGGCGTTCGCGGCTTTGTCCTGGATTTCCGAGTCGCCGTCGAGCCGAGCGCCACAATGGTCCGCGTCGGTCGCAAGGCCGCCGGCGACCTGCTTGACGGCCGCCAATGGAAGGAGATGCCGCAACATGGCTAGGCCAGTCCAGTTCGCCAAGGGTCCAGTCCGTGGCTGGGTTCAATTCAACGCCTGTGGCTGGGGCGTGTCGTTCGCTTTCATGGTCATGCCGTTCTTCCTCGCGGCGCCGCGCCTTTGCTTCGACTTGCTCCTCATCCATTGGCGCGTCCACGGCCATGTCTGGGTCCAGGGGGAGGGTGAGTGACCATGGCCGAATCTGCGATATTCGACCCGCAGTACCTGAGTACCACGGCGGGACACGCGGTTTCCGAGTTATTTCAACATCTTTGGCGTGAGACGCGCCGCAGCGTTGAGGGCAACACGGTTGTAGTCACCCTGCCGTTTCTGGACCGCCACAACGACTACCTCCAGGTGTACCTGACGTACCGCAACACCGAGACGTGGAAGTGGCGCATTTCCGACGATGGTTACACCATCCATGAACTCGAACTCCAGAACCGCCAGCTATCACCGGAGTTTGCCCACATGCGCGACGGTTCCGAGTTGGCGCTGGAGTGTACCGAACGGGGTACTGGCCCCGCCTTCTGGCGGCTCCTGCGCGCGATGATGAGCGTCTGACGAGGGGGCATCAGAGGACGACATGAGCCGTAAACGGTACGTCTCAAACAAGATGTCCGTCAATAGTGGACTTGCGGCAATCGGACTGAGGGATGAACGGGCCGTGCTGATGTGGCCCTGGTTTCTTCTCGCCTTCGACGATTGGGCCAGGGCAAAATTCGATCCCGTATCATTGAAGTTGTCCCTGTTCCCCGCCCTGGATCATATCGCGGCGGCTGATATTGAAGCGGTGGTTGAACTGTACGCTGCCCATGGGCTGGTTCACTTATACCAGCTAGACGAACAGCGGTACATGGCTATTGACCCATCGAAGTGGTACGAATACCAGAACTACATCCCACAATCGAAGCGCACCACAGATGAATCAAGTTGCCCGCCGCCGGCCGATGCGCCCTGGATCCGCGCCACAGCAACATCGCTAAGATCGGGCAAAGTTAGCGAGAAATCGCTGAAAATCGCTCAAAAAGTTGCTTCCCCTTCCCCTTCTCCTTCTCCTTCTCCTTCTCCTTCACTTGCACCTACCGGAGGGGAAGAGAGTAATGTCGATCCTGTCGCCCTGATCATGCTCCACTACAACGCGACCTTCGCCGGGCCAGCGGGGCCGTTCAAGAAAGCACTTCGCCTCACTCCCGACCGGCGGGCGAAGATCCAGACGCGGCTGAAGACGTTCACGGTCGAAGAGCTCTGCCAAGCCGTTACGAACATTCGCGGTTCGCCTTGGCATTGCGGCGTGAACGGCGACGAGCGCGTATTTGGCACGCCCGAGTTCGTCTTCAGGAACGACGGCAAGACCGACGAGTGGCTGCACTACGAGGGGGTGGGTGCACGTGCAGGGGCCGCAGCGGCTGGGCGACATCCTGAAGACGACTTCTATTCCAGGGGCGAGTTCATCGCCGCCGACGGCACGCGCATGTCCGACGTGCGGGACAGAGATCAAGGCCCTGCAGATAACGCTACTGGGCGAACTCAAGTGGATCATCCCCGCGTGCCCAATGTGCCGCGACAGGGCGGAGGCGCAGGCCGAGAAGCGCCAGCGCCAGACGCATCAGACGACGCGGCGGGAACGTTACCTGGAACGGTGGCCGGACTGGGGGCTGCCCCTGGACCTACAGGAAAAGACGTTTCGCAACTTCGCCCTCCGTGACGGCTGCAAGGGCGCGTTCGAGGCGGCCAAATCCTATGCTTCAGGCTGGCCGCAGACGCAGGGCCTTCTGCTGTGGGGGCCGGTTGGCAACGGCAAGTCCCATCTGGCCGCCGCCATTCTCGGAGAGGTCGTGGGCAAGGGAGGTGTCGCCGTGTTCCTCAAGGTCCAGAAGTTGATGTTTGAGATCAACGCGAGCTATGGCGACCGCGCCAAGGAGAACGAGCTTGACATCCTGGATGCGATCCTGGCGATGGACCTGCCCGTTCTTGACGACCTGGGCGCGAAGCGGTGGTCTGAGGCCGATAGGGACAGGCTCTTCTACATCATCGACGAGAGGACGGCAAACCATCAACCGCTGCTGGCGACGACGAACCTGACCCCCAATGAACTGAGGGGGTACATCAAAGACAGGGCCTTCGACCGGCTGATGGACAGGTGTGCGTTCGTGGAGAACGGCGGCAAAAGCTATCGAGGGAGGGGGCATTCGGCGTGATCCTCTACCTGACTGTCGAGTTTCCCTGCGGCGAAACGGAAACCCAGTCCTGGCGCCTCTATGGTGACAAGCGCAACTACCACAAGGCCGTTCGCGAGGCGCTGCGCAAGTCCTGCGCCGACATCCTGACCTGCGGTGAGGGCGAGTGCTGGGGTGACGTGATCGATGCACGCAAGGCCAGACCCATGATGAGGGCGCGGCGTCCACTTCACACAGAGGAGGCGTAGCCAATGCGACGCTGGCAAACCGTCCTGAGCATCCTCGTGTTGTTCTCCATGGGTTTCGTCCAGGGCGCGGCCATGGCCGTCCCGTATGAGTCAACGCCGATCCTCGACTTGCCGCCGCCTGATGTCCAGATCGCCGCCAAGGCGCACGGCATGGACATGCTGGAAGCATCGCGGTCGGTCAAAGTCTCGACGCGCATGAGGACAACCCCCGTCTCTCGGGGTGGGTGGTCCGAGCCACAGGAGATGGACATGACCATCCCCATCAACATCACGGTGCCTGAGATTAACAAGATCCTCCACGCCTCACCCATGCAAGGTATGGGCGAGGTGTTCCTGGACGCGGCGTGGGTTCCAGTCGAGGGCGAGGGATTCCGCTACGTCAATCCCCTGCTTCTGGTGACGATAGCCGACTGGGAGAGTGGGTTTGGGGATTCACTCATCGGGGTGGTGTGCCACAACGCCTTTGGGATCGGCGCCTACGACGATACGCCCAACACCGCGTTTCGCTATGAGTCGCTTGAAGCCAGCGTCTACGCCGCTGCCCGTTTGCTGGCGATGTGCTACCTCTACGAGGACGGGCGGTACTACCACGGGCCGACCATTGCCGGTGTCGGTACGAGGTGGGCCGTGGACCCAAACTGGAAGCACGGGATCACGCGGCTGATGGCGCGGAGGTTGGCGGCAATCGAGGCCGTGTGTCTTGAGGCCGCAATGGCGGAGGAGGGGTAGCCCATGCGCATGGTCATATCCAAGCACGCCCGCAAGCGCCTCCGGGAGGTGTATGGGTCGAGGGGCGATGCCGTCGCGCGCCGGGCCAGGGCCGGGTTGATGACAACCCTCCGCTGTGGTGCCAAGGTCCAGAAGCGAGGGCGGGGTATGCGGGTGTACGCCTACCTGCCTGGAGGCACGAAGGCGGCTTGGGCTCTGGAGGCCAGCGGATGGGTCATGAAGACCGTTCTGCGTTCCGACTGGCAGAGGAGGTGCCGTATCCAATGCTCTTCAAGCCCTACCTCATCGACTTGATTCTGGCGGGCCAGAAGACGCAGACGCGCCGCGCCGGAGAGGTGCAGCGTTATAAGGTCGGGCACGTTTACCGCTGCTGCACGAACTACTACAGCAAGGGCGGCCCCAGGATCCGCATCGCCAAGGCGTGGCGGCAGAAGATCGGGGACGTGAGCGCGGAGGAGGCGCGGGCGGAGGGGTTCCGCGACCGCCAAGACTTCTACTTGGCGTGGGCGGCCATCAATGGCGGATACGATCCCCACGAAAGAGCGTTCAGGGCATCAACAAATGAAGAGGTCTGGGCCTACGAGTTCGAGCTGGCCGGGGATGCGGCGGAGGAGGGCGATGTAGCGTGACTTCCCTGCCCCTCAACACCATCATCACAGGCCACGTCCTGGACGCGCTTGCAACGCTGCCCGACAACAGCATACATTGCTGCGTCACCTCGCCCCCCTACTTTGGGCTGAGGGCCTACGGTACTGAGCCGCAGGTATGGGGCGGCGCTCCGGCGTGCCCGCACACCAACTGGGGCGATGATGGCGGTCGGCTAGATCCTGGTTATCATGGGGGGCTGGTCGATGGCAAAGCCCGGCGCAAAGGGCAGATAGGCGAGAGGGCGCTTAGGCATTCATTGGTCGCCGGCGGGCTGTTCTGTCAGGCGTGCGGCGCCTGGAGGGGCGAGCTGGGGGCGGAGCCGACACCGGAGATGTACATCGGCCATCTGGTGGCGGTCTTCGGCGAAGTGCGCAGGGTGCTGCGCAAGGACGGCACGCTGTGGGTGATCATAGCTGATACCTACGCTCAAGGCGGGATGTCGAATCCGAGTTCGTGTTCGACGCTTAAGGGCGGGAAGAATCGCGGTGCGGCGGGGTATCAGATTACAAGGCGGGCAACGGGAAACCTCAAGCCCAAGGATCTAGTGGGCATCCCCTGGCTCCTCGCCTTCGCCCTGCGTGCGGACGGCTGGTATCTGCGCCAGGACAACATCTGGGGCAAGTCTAACTGTATGCCCGAGAGTGTGACTGACAGGACCACGTGCGCCCACGAGCACGTGTTCCACCTCGCCAAGAGCTCGAGTTACGCCTATGACGCCGACGCGATACGGGAACCGATGGCGGAGCCCGGGCGAGTGTTTGCGGCCGACACGGCGGCCCACAAGACAGGCGCCTTGACCATGCAGGGCAATCGCACAACGGGGGGCCTACATGACGGGCGGGCGCAGTACGGCGACCCCCTGCGGGGCCGCAACAAGCGCAACGTCTGGAGGGTGCCCACAGAACCCTATCCCGGCCCTCACTTCGCTGTCTTTCCCCCGGCCCTCGTCGAACCCTGCATCCTGGCGGGGACAAGCCCCATGGCTTGTCCAAGCTGCGGAGCGCCATGGAGGCGGCAGGTAATGAAGATGCAATCAGAACGCAAACAGAGACGTGCGATGCCAAATCCAGATCGCAATGATGCCGGCGCATCGTGTAACGCAACCCGCCTCTATAATACTAGCGGCTGGCGCCCCACCTGCCCCTGCCCCTCAAACGACGGGTCCGCCAAGTGCGTTGTCCTCGATCCCTTCATGGGCGTGGGCACCACAGGGCTTGTCGCCGTGCGCCATGGCCGGGCATACATCGGCGTTGAGCTGAACCCCGCCTATGCCGATGAGGCGCGTAAGCGCATAGACGCGGAGGCCGCACAAGCAAGGTGGTCGTTCGAGCGCGGGGCCATCGATGTACCCCAGCAGCTGCAACTTGGAGGCGACATGACATGATCTCCTTCACCGTCTACGGCACGGCGGTAGCGGAGGCGCGGGCGCGTCACTCGGGAACGCGCGGGGGTAGGCCGTACACACCCCCCAACACGGCGGCATGGCGCCTGTGCATCAGGGAAGAGGCCCTGAAGCATCGGCCTGAAGTGCCCCTGGATGAACCCCTGGCGGTAGTGGCGGTCTTCTACTCAAGCCCGCCGAAGTCGAAGAAGAAGCAGTACCCAACGGGACGGCCCGACTGTTCTAACCTCATCAAGGCGGTCGAGGACGCCCTTCTCGGCGTGATCTACCGCGACGACTCCTGCATCGTGAGCCTGGACGTTCACAAGCGATACGACGCGGTGCCCCGTGTTCTGGTGGGGATTGCGGCCATGAAGGAGTATCAGTCGCTGCTTGAGGAGGCTTCCGCATGACACAGGATCCCGTCGTACTGGCGAGGGCGCTGAGGCTGGCTTGCGAGACGGTCTACTTCCGCCACAGCGACTGTTGCCCGCGCATCTACCACTACCCATGCCCCGCCAGGCACGTTGATGACCAAGCCAAATGCACCGTGCCAGAGGACGACGACAACGGCAACATTGAGTGCTGGGTCGCCCGTTACATCGAACTGGCGCAGAACGAGGAGACACCCAAGTGACGGACGCAGACCTATTCCGCCGCGCGTGCGAGGCCCTGTATGACAACTGCGGCTGCCCTGCGGTCGAGGCGGAGTTCGTGTGTCCGGTGGATCAAGGCAAGGCCGGTCCAGCCGCTGGCCCCATCAAGTGCGACCGCGCGGGTGCCGATTGCTGGGCGGCCATCATCAGGCAGGAGGCAGAGGAGGCATCCGTATGAGCGACACCACCATCACCGACGCGCTGAATGCGATACGGTTTACGGCGACGGGCGAGGAGACCCACCGCTTTGTGAACATCTACGAAGCCGCGTGCGTCCTTCGCGCGGAACTGACCCTGTTCGAGCGTCACGCGACGAATCTAGGATGGGGTTCCGACGAGAGTAGACGCCCGGATCCTCGCGCCGTGGTGCATCTGATTCAGATTGGCGCCGCGTGCGCCCGCGCCCTCCTGGACCTGGACATAGGCGACATCGTACAACCCTGCCCCCACGTCGAAGGCTGCGTCACTACAGAGTGGTGTGCGGGGCGAGGACACAAGATCAGCGCGGCGCAATGCGAGTACCGCTGCCCCGACCAATGGAACCCTGAAGTCCGGGCCGACTGCTGCCGCGTGTACTTTGAGGAGCGCGAGAAGAAGGAGGCGTCCAAAGAATGCCCACCATCGTCATCTTCGTAGGTGTGGTCCTGGCCCTCCACCTTCTGGCCGGTGCCTACCCCGGCGCATGGACAACCTCTGCCTACCCATCGCGGGTACTCAGATGCCGTATCGCATCCCGTGGAGATGGCTATCAAGGCGAGTGCGTTGACCTTGACCTTGCAACGGGGGTTCTGCCCACAGTCGAGGGCGCCCGCGCCGAGCTAGAGGACGTGCTGACACGGTTTAACCACCGCCTCAATCGTTCCTTCCGCGAGGGGTTGGCGTTGAGGCAGAGGCGGCGCAATGTGTGGACCCTGCTGCCCGAATTGATCGGCTGGCTCATGACCCCGCCAGAGAGACGGTTCATGGTCCACGCGCGCGGTCAATTGGGCAGCCATACCTTGTCTACGGATCGGGAGTTCGCGCTGGCAGTCCCATTGCGGGCGGTCAAGAGAGGGGAGGAGGCGGCGTGAGCGCATGTATGATGACCATTCGCGTTCCCTGCGGCGAGGTCGTCGAATTTGGAGCCGAAAGACGTGCGGTCGGGGATAAGTTGCCGCTCGTCTATTGCGCGTTCAAGGACCTCGAAAACTACACCTGCGGCCATGTCCGCTACTGCGCCATCTGCGGTAGCCGGTACTGCGAGGCAGAGGTCGTCGCCATCGAAGAAAAGGAGGAAGCGTCATGAACACCTGCTGCTTCACCGGACACCTGACAGAGAATCCTGTCGTGACCTACACGAGAACCGGCAAGTTGGCGGTGAAGTTCACCCTCACCGTTGCCCGCCGCTGGGCGCGCGAGGGCGATGTCAACACCGACGTGCTCAAGTTCGTGGTGTGGGGTGACAAAGCCAAGGCCGCCAGCGAGGCCGTGAAGGGCATGGCCTTGGCCGTCACCGGCGAATATCACGTCCGCGAGTACGAGGTCCAGGGCCGGCAGTCCACATCGCACGAGATCGCGTGTGACACCGTGGAGATCGTGGCTGATCAGGAACCGGAGTTCGAGGATGCCGGGCACAGGCCGCCGGTGAGAGAAGAAGACGTGGCAGAAGACGCGCCATTCTAGGGGGTAGGAGACGTGGCGATAGGAGCAATAGCGGTTACGGAGAACGGCAAGCTGATACAGCCGAAATGGGCGCCCAAGGCCGGCGACTTGCGCGATGTCGGCCCATCGGGGCCTATGGTCTGTTGTCAGACTGATTCCGAAGGCGTCGAATGGCTCCTGTGCTTCTCGCAGGTGACGCGGGGTGCCTACATGTACTTGGCCGAGAAGGATAGGCACACCATCTCAGCCGACCTACGGTCCCGCATGGGCATTGAAGCAGGTGGCGAGGATGTCAGGTTCGGCTGGGACCAACGTGTCTCCGCCGTGGTGATGGAGTGCGGCGCCGCCGCGGAAGGGCATCAAACCCTGCATGTCAGCGCCAACAAGCAGTCGTTCTGGGAAGTGCGGTCTATCCGACTGCGGCAGTTCCTCGAACTCAAGGGCTTCAAACCCGGCTGGCTGTACCGCGCCTGCGCCCTTGAAGACGGCAAGGCGGTGCCTCTTGATCAGTACACCGACAATGCGCCTCTGAAGAGGGTGTACTTCGCTGAACGAGAGGGGTATGAACGCCGGGATCGGTACGTGCGCATGAATCGCGCGGCGAAGAAGAGGAAGGTTGCCTGAGTGACGTTCCAGAACCGGGGCCGGGTAGTGACACCGGCCCCAAGGGGGCGTAGGGGACGTGAGACTACCGGGGCGGTTCTACGGCCTTGAAGACATACTCTATGACTACCCTAGCATGGGCCGCGAGATCGACGACTTAATCGATGAACTGGCGGGCAAAGGCTCGTCAACCGATCATGTGAGCACGGTTCGCCTATCGTCAGACCCAAGCGACCCCACGCTGGAGGGGGCGCACAGACTGCAACGCTCCAGGGTGCTAAACATGATGCGCAAAGAGAAGGAGGCCGTTGACCGCCTCATTGTGGACCTGGATACGGAAGGACGGCGCTTCCTGGAACTGAACTACTTCAAGGGCCGCGTGCCGCCGCGACGGGTGATGATGGAGATGAGCCTATCGGATTCAAGTTACTACAGGCAGCGCTGCAAGGTCGTGCGACTCCTAGGGGTCGAATACGGGATGGTGGACTCAACCGACCTCGACTGGCCCTGGCGCCGGCGTAAAGTTGGGTGAAAGGTGGGTGAAACAGGGGGTCGGGACGTGGTATAGTAGTATGGGTAGAGTTGCCGGGAGGTGTCGCTGAGTGAAAGTCCTCGTCTGCGGCAGCCGCGGTTGGACCAGCTTCACGGCCATGCTGCGCGAGATGAAGCGGTTTGACCCTGACACCACAGAACTGATCGAGGGTGGGTGCCGTGGCGCTGACCGCATCGCGTGCGACCTGGCCCGCGAACTCCAATGGGCCGCCATCCACGAGTACCCCGCGCAATGGCGGAAATGGGCCAAACAGAACGCGGTTGGCGCGGCGGGTCCAGCGCGCAACAGACTGATGTTGGATCTGAAGCCCGACGTTGTACTGGCTTTTCACCCCGACTTCCCGAACCTGCCAGAGAATAGCGGCACCAAGGACTGTGTAGATGAGGCCCGCAAGCGCGGGATAACCGTTGAGGAGTTCCGCGAATGACGCCGGAAGAGTGGCGCGAACTGCGCGAGGATCCATCGTTTGACCACGCACGGCGCGCAATGATGCCCATGTTGCAGAAGTTTGGCATCAGGAAGCCCCCTGTTGGCGGCAAGTGCCCCGACTGTGGCGGCGAGGCCAGACAAAGTAGCCGTGAGGATGGATACGCGTACTGCATGGATTGCCTGTGGGACTACATGACGACAAAGGCCCCGACTGAGGGCTAGCGGATCCATTGGCGGGCAGGTGGCCTGAATAAAGTCAGGGTGCCGTGCGGGCCGGCGTAACTCAACTAGAGCGCCGTCTGATCAACGGAGATATGGGGTACTACTCCCCCGCCGGCCCCAAGCCCGCGTAAGTTTGCCCCCGGCCCAGGGAAGCTGGATACTCAAGGATTGCAAGGTCACCGGGGGCACAAGTTTCCGTACGCTCAAACCTCCTCAGACGGGCCGGGTCAGGCGCCAACCTCGTACCCGGCCCGTCGAATATGACGGCGAAAGCCGATTGAGTTTGGGGATACACACATGATCCGCCGCACCCCGCTTAGGTCCACCACCCCCCTTCGCCGCCGTGCGCGCCTACACGCAGAACCGCAGGAACACGTCGAACCCTCCTCGCTCTTCTGTGCTGTCTGTGGGCAACGCGCCAAGACAGACCACCATTGGCTGCTGACACGCGGGGCCGGTGGCGGGGACATGCTGGAGAACAGAGTACCGCTTTGCGCCAGTTGCCACACGGTAGCGCACGGCATGAGCAAAGAATCGTTGGCGCGCATCCTGCCGCCCCTGTACCAACAGCGGCTGAAGGCGTTCAAGGCGGGCACATTGGACGTGCGCAAGAAGAGCAAGTGGGACGGGTTCGAGATCAAGCCACAGAGGGGGCTGTTTGAGTGACCTTCGAGGAGTTCATGAGCCACGTCCGCGATCACTTTGAGGACGGTTGGGACGCCGACTGGGAGATAGGCGACCTCCTGGCCCTCGCCAAGGAAGTCTATCAGGGCGATGAGAAGTTTGACCGCGCCGCCGCCTCTGAGCTTGGCTGTTCCGCAAACTGGGTTCGCGTCCTGATCAAGACGGCGAAGGCGTTCCCGGTTGAGACGCGGGCCGCTGACATGTCCTGGGAGATCCACAGGATCTGCGCGTGTACGAAAGACCCGTCTATGTGGCTTCACTTGGCGGTCCATGGTGGCGAGGAGCACCTACCCGACAGCAGCACGCGATACCGCCAATGGTCTGTCGCCGACCTGCGCGACGCAATAGCCGCCGCCAAGGATCCCGGTCCCGCCAAGGATGAGGCGCAAGCCGAGGCGGACATGATCATCCGCAGGGTGGAGGCGTTCGCGGAGAAGTGGCAGGGCAACTTGGCCGGCGGGCGAGAGTATTCCCGCATCCAAACCACGGTGCATGACTGTGTAGCGTACTGGCCGTGTAGCCAATAGACACGGCAAAGCCCCCGACAGAACCTCGCCGGGGGCCTCGCGTTACTTCTTCGCCGCCTCGATTCTCGCCGCCAAGTCGGGCGGCATCGGGGGCGGCTGACACTCGGGGCCAAGCCCATGTCGTTCGCGCCAGAACGCGATCAAGGTCTCCGCGCTGAAGTAGTATGGGATGGTGCTACCGAACGCCCGCGCCGGGTTCAAGAAGGGCACGCGCCCCGCCCTCGCGCCGTCGCCGAGTCTGACTGGCGACAGTTTCAGCCAGCGTTCGGCGTCCCCGGTCGTGAACCAGTCGGGGAATGGCGGGATCAGTCGGTGCGGTTTGTGCGGTTTGTGCGGCCCGCGTGGATCTAGCATGTCAGGCCACCTCCTTGAGGATGTCGCGGAGGGCGGCGGCGCCTTCGCGGAGATCCTTGGCGCGAGTAGTGGCGATGTCAACGAGACCGCCGCCCATCTGCGCCGAGACGGTCGCCGTGTCCTCGCACGCCTCGGCGCGGTACGCCCAGTCCTTCGCCAGCGCCTCCACCTTCTCGGCCATGTTGCACGCCGCGACGACGAAGGCGGCGTACTCGGCGGCGGGTACGTCGGTCTTGCCGTCGCTGCGCACGCAGAAGAGATGGTTGTTGTCAGCGTCCCGCACAGAACACCAATGGCGGTAATTCGAGAACACCTCGGCGTTGAGCGGCAACTTCGGCCTCATGGCTTGGACGCCTCCTTCTCCAGCATGTCTGCCATCAGAATCAACAGGTCGCGCCCTTGGCGGGCGGTCAGGATGCCCTGGGCAAGCGCCATGACCTTATCGGCCTCGCCAATGTGCTTGATCTCCCGCAGCGCCAGCAGACTGATCGTGCCGCCCCGTTCATGCGAGGCGGCCTCCGCGCGCAACCTGGCAACAGCCTCCTTGATGTCCACGGCTCACGCCTCCTCGCTGGATTCCAGGATAACCCCCTCGATTTTGAGGGTGTCGCCGAAGTAGTCGAGATACGCCGCCGGGTCGTCGCGCAACTGCTGGAGCTCGACGTTCAACATGTCCTCGGGCGTGGCGCCGTCGAGGTAGTCGCGCTTACGGGTAGTGACCTCGCCGGTGACCGTCAGGCGGAATCTGGGCATCGTTCACGCCTCCTTCGCCTTGGCGATCAGCGTTTCCAGATTACCTAGGCAGCGGTTGTACCCGTGGGCGACGCCCTCTCCGTAGGAGGAGTAGTCGTTGCCGGGGTCGGCCCTAGGCGCCCACGTTGCGGCCAGCTTCTCCAACTCGACCACCAGCTCATCGCGGGTCATGGGGTAGCCTCCCCGTGCTTGCACGTAATGGCGACCTCGCCGAAGTCCATGTCGCGGTCGTGTTGAATCAGACCACCGCCGTAGTGGGGGCAGGTCTGGTAGTGTCGAACACACGTGCCGTGACCCACCTCAAGACCGTACTTGTCGTGGGCCGGGCAATCGCCCTTGTTCTCGGGCGCGACCACGAAATCCCAATCCTCGTGATCCGTCTCAAACTCGGCGTAGCCCTTGATGGTCCTGCTCATCACCGCACCTCCTTCATTTGCGCCGCGACCTCCGCTCAGCGGGCATCATCGGTCACGGCGCGGGTTGGGCTTACTCCACCTCACAGTAGTCGAAGGCAAGACCCAGAACCTCATCCAGATCGTCATCGTCGATGTGCTCCTTGCCCTCCGCCTCGAACTCGGCGGCCTTGTCTGCCAGTCCCGCCTTCTGCAACGCACGGCGCACACGGTATATGATGGCGACGGCGTTGCGGGGCGCACCGTCAAGGCGCACAACAGGCTTTGTGGCTGTATCCACGGTCACACCTCTTCTCTCGGGGCCGCGTTGTCGGGGAGATGGCGGAGCAGCCCCTCCATTGTGTGCTCATCCACCTCTGCAAAAAACACGATGCTGTCCGCATTGACGCTGATCTGGCGATTGTCGTACAGCGTGACTGTGCAGTCGAGGTAGCGCGTGACAGCGGGCATGATGCTCAGTCCCCCTCTCCGCACCGTTGGACCAATGCGGCAACCGCACACTCGCGCGCCCGCTCTCGGTTGCAGTAGTCCCCGAAGCTGCACGGGTTGTCGTCGCAGTTGGCCTGCTCCGCGCCGCAGTCGGCGCAAGGACAGGGTGGGCGCGGCTCGAATCCGCACCGCGCTATTGGGCAGTGACTGTGGGGCGCGGCCAAGCCACCAGTATGTAGCCACCCGTCAATCGCCGCCTCCAGGAGAGCGCGTGGGACGGTGGCGGAATACGGCGTGTATCGGCCCTCTTGATCGCGCCGCTGTTGGCGCCGGTGTTCTGCGTCTGTGACATCAGGCGACATCGCATTCATCTCCTCTCCGCCTCCGCCAGACCTCGTAAGGCCGGGGCCAGGACTTCGCGCCCCGTGACTGGCGGTTTGTGGCCTCCCCGCCGTGAGGAAGGGAGGGCCCAGGAACATTAGTCCACCCTCCCTGCGTCGCGCAATTCACACAGGAGCGGCGCGAGCACAGACATCATGGAACGGCGCCAGCCTTCCTCGAAGTCTAGCGGCATAGCTGACACACCCAGGACACCTTGAAGTGCCAGCAGCCATCCGCCGAACGTCTCCGCGCGTGGCCGAGTAGGCAGAAAATCAGAGACATAGAAGTGTTTGAACACAGTCTCCGTGATCACAACGGGGAACTCATGCCCGTCCTCGCCCGCATCCCACCACATGCCCGTTTCGACGGGCGTATCCCGGGACACGGCGTAGGCGTTACCGAGCGCGCCCCACGCGCGTGTGATCAGTTGCGCGTGGCGGCACCAGTCGGCCCCGGCGAGATAATGATCGGCCAGCGCCGCCGCCGTAGCCAGAAACGTGTTGTGCCAGTCAAAATCCCTCACAAGGCAGTCATCGCCAACCTCGTTCTCGGCGTCGATGCGGCAGTTATCAATGAGACGCCAGAGCCGGTCAATGTCATCGGGCGCCATCTTCTCGTCCTCCCTGTCGGCGGCAGTATAGTTGAGCCGCCGCAGTCCCCTCTTAGCCCTCGCCCGCTGGGGGAGGCGGGGTCATCGGGCGGGACGGGTCAGGCCCTGAAGCCGTGCTCGGCGGCGTCGTGCTCATCGTCGGCCCACACCTCAGACGCCTTGCCGTCGGGCCAGAGGACGGCAGTGTACCGGCCGTCGTCGTCGGTCAGAGCGTCGCGGTCGATGGTGCGTCCCCAGCGGGGCACCACAAGCAGGATCGGGTCCGCGATGTACGGGTGGTCCTTTGCGCGGTCCTTCTCGATGCACGCGATGGCCTCCGCGCGCGTGGGGAACACATCGATGCACTCCTCGCCCGCGTCCATCACGACGAACAGGCACTCGGACTCCGGGACACCGTTGCTGCGGTCATCGACGCCGTACTGGGTCATGTTCAGCACTCCCTCTGCGGCGCTGATTTTGAGGTAGCCGCAGTCCCCTAGTTGGCCTCCCCGGCGCGGGGTCTGGCGCGCCGGATCATCGGCGGAACGGCACGGTCTAAGGCTGGGGCTCCGGCGCCGGCCCCGTCAGGATGTCCGGCCTGATCGTCACGACCATCGGGCCCGCCGGCTCCTGATCGGGGTCGTTCGCCCCGTGGGCCGGGTCGGGCAGGACGCTGAGTTGCAAACCCGCGAACGCGGCGAGTACCTCGTGCTCAAAATCGACCTTGACGCCCAGCGCGTAGATCAGGGCGTACTGCACGGCAGCGCGCTCCATGGCCCCAGCCTCGAGGGCGGACGGCTTGTCGGTCCCGCACCAGCCGAGGTTCTGGCTGATCAGCTGTCTCCATTTGGTCGCCTCGGGGTAGAGCACCCACCTGGCGCCCAGGGCGTGCGCCTCGCGCATGATGCCCGCGAGACCGGCGAAATCGTAACGGTCCTTCGTCGCCTTGAAACAGTCGCCGCCGTCGATCCGCCACCCGGCAGAGGCGAACTCGTGGCGCAGCCCCTGCCAGTCGTGGATCTTGACGCATGGTCGGCTCGGGCCGTCGGGCGCTGGGCATAGGCCGAGGGTCGCGTAGGCCATCCTCGACACCTCCCGATGCAGATTTGGGACGGTTACTGCACGCCTCAACCGTTGAGGATCTGGTCGTACCGCCGGGCTTCTGCAACGCGCTCATCCCAATCTGCGGGGTCGGCGACCACGAACTGGTAGCCGGTGCGAGTGTCAACGACATCGATGCTGTAGCCGCCACTCTCTGACCGCAGACCGTCAACGTGGCACCGGGGATCCTCCTCGACGATGCGCGCGCTCAGGTTCTCGGCCTCGCTCTTGTTCACAGCAGACACCTCCCGCCCCCTGTGGGGGCTTACTCGTTCTTGGGCTCAGACTTGGCGCGGGCGCGAAGAGACTGAAGGACGCTATCAAAGACCCCCCGCTTCTCGGCCACCTGCCCGGCGCCGATGTCGTCCATGACGCTGTCGCCGCGGCCCTCCTTGATCGCATCATCGACGTACTGGATGCGGGCGGGGTCGCTGCCCAGCCAGCGCAGTAGCCGGCCGTGGTATGCGTCCGGCCCAATGTACCAGCTCAAGTCGTCCAGATCGGGGTCGTCGGTTGCATCGGCCAGGGCTTCCAGAGCGTCGTAGATGTACTCGTAGCGGTAATCGTCGCCCTCGGCGTTGGCCTCGCGGACCAGCTCACGCACCCACGCGGGCGCGTCGTCCCTCAGGACGTAGTACGTCTCCTCGCCGGTGATCGACTCGGCCGCCCGCGTCTTGAGATTGATCGCGGCGGCGGCCTCCCGGGCTAACACGCGGGCCTGCTTATCCTGCTCCTCCACTCCAGGCACCTCCCTGCCCCCCGTGGGGGCTAGTCTATCGCTCCGGTCAGGGCGTCCAACCACATCTCCACCTCGCGCGGATCGGGGTCGCCGCAGAACGTCCATTGCATTGTCACCACCCCTTCGCTGCGAGGCCCTGAGGCTCCTGCGCCACAGGAGGATGGTCGCCCCAGGGGCAGACCATGCCGGGATCGTCTGTGATTTTCCGTATGCGCGCCCCGCTCCATCCGCCGGGCCACCTTGCGTTGCAGATGCGCCGGATCGTGTCGTCCCGCCGGAGGTAGTACCCATCATTGAGAGGGCACATGAAACATTGGATGGCCATCTAGGACGCCTCCTTTACCACATGCGGGACATTGGCCAGGGCCTCAAGGGCGGGGCGGCGCGAAAACGAATAGCAGCCCTGCGGCCAATTGGTCCAGAAGCCGCGCTTGCGGTCCCACCTGAACCCGGCGCGCGTCAACTCAGCCCGCCAGGGGTAGGTCGCGCCCTCCGCGCGCCACTCGATACTGCCGTCACACATTTTAACGGCCAGGATCAGTACCTCGCGCTCAGGGTCTATGCCGTACTCCTCGCGCAGTTGCGTATTGATGCGATCCCTCACCTCACGGTCGATCATGGCGAGGACTCGTGGGGAGGGTGGCCGACCGGGCGGGATGTACATCTCAGTTACCTCCTCCGCCTCCAGCAGCCCCGTGTGGGGCGGCGCCAGGACTTCGCGCGCCAGTTAGCCGCTGGCTTCGTGCGCCCTCACCACGGGGGTCATCGGGCGCGGGAACGTCAACGGGCCGCCCACGACGCGCAGGTGGCGCCGGGGTTATCAGGATCGGGCCAGTCGGCCTCCGGCACCAGTCGCGCGCACGCGATCCAGGGATCGTCCATGTCGCCGCCGCTGCGGAAGTGATCGCAGGACTCGCATTGCTGGTCGCTCATCGCCGACACCCCCTCAGTCTGTTGTGCGCCTCCGCCGTCGCATCATCGGCGCGGGAACGTCAGGGCTGATCGCTGGGGCGGAGCGTGGCGGGCACCCAGCGCCCGTCACAGTTGACCTCCCATTCACCGGGGACGAGCAGGCGCACTCCCCGACATGCGAGGCAGCTGTCGTTGTGCTGTCCGTCGCTCATATGACAGTAATTTGGGGTGGTGCCGTCGGGGCACGTCCGTGACCAGACAATATCCATTCGTCGATACCTCCTCTCCGCCATAGGGCGGGGATGCTCAGTCAGGCCGGGTCGATGGCGGCGGCCACGTCGCACAGCAGGTCTATGTCGCCCGCGCAGTACTCTCGCGCCATAGCTGTCACCTCGCGCCGATACTCTGCCAGCGGTAGGGCAATGAGATCACGGGCACGGCGCAAGAACTCCTCGGCCTTGTCCTCTAGACCGGCCCGGCGTAGTGCCAGATAGACCGGGGTCTTGATCGCGTTCTGGCGCTTGAGTGTGGCGATTCCAGGGATGCTCTCCGCCCGGCTGTACTGCCTTTGCCCCCGGGGCCGCCACCTGTACTGCGTCATCCAGCGTCCCTCCTCCATGATGGTATCCCGCGTCCTCCCCGCCCGTGGGCGGATCATCGGATTCGCCGTTCCCGGCTTGTCAAGCGGGCAAAGGCAATTGCGCCAGTACGTGCTGCAGAGCAATGAGCCGCCCCGAGCAGTAGGCGACGGGGCCGGTCCCGGCCAGCGCCCGGGTGTAGGCGCGGTCGGCGGACTGGATATGATAGCTCAGGGATGCACTGAGGTCGTCGGTCGGAGTATCCAGCAGACTGGCTGCCTCGCGGTATCCTGCCTGGGCGCCGTCGTGGGTGTCGCCGTATGCGCGCCGATCCCGCTTGGCGCGGTCGATGCATTGTGCCACGTGCTGGCTGAGAGTGGCGCGATCCATGCTCAACCCCTCCTCGTATGTGGTCTACCTCATCAGCGCCGGGCGACCACTCCCGGCGGACTCCCCGCCCGCGTGGACGGGGGTTTCGGCTGTCAAGCGGTCTGCGGCGCTTCGCGCGTGATACGATCCAAGACCGTCAGCAAGAACATGGCCTGTGTCTCTTGCCCGACCTGGACGCCCCAATTGTATATGTAGGCGTCGTGCGACAGTGCGTCGGGGGCTTTGTGGATCAGGACGTGCGCCGCGTCCGCGGTCTGTGACGCGCGGGCGACTTCTTTCTCGACGATGTTCCTGAGTTCGGCCACTTGGCTGTCGTTCATGGTCTGCATCCTCCTCGTGATGGATGATGGCGCTCAGTTCAGTTGTCGCGGGTGTCGTCCTCGTTGAGGAGCTCGCCGGGTGCGAAGCACGGCGCGCCGGGGGTATAGTCGATACATCCCTGACTCAGCGGGCATATGGTGCAGTGCGTCATTGTGTCCGTCCCCCTGTCGCCCGGCGCCCTGTGGCGCCCGCAGCGTCTCTGTCTGCCATGATCCTATCATACCCCGATGAGGATGTCAATAGCCTCGATCCTGTGGGGGCCGGGTTATCTGATCGCGCAAATGCACGCAGGACGCGGAATGTCGGATCGTGTCGAGAAGACCAGGGAAGGACAGGGGGGAATGAGGTATGGGGAGTCTGTGCCCGATCAGAGGACGCGGCCAGGGTGTCAGGTGCTGGGGCGGCAGATGCATGGCATGGAGGGATGGAGACTGCGGGCTACTGCAGGGGGCGGTCACGGGGCAGCAATGGCAGGGCGACGCGAGACAGATACCCCTGAGCGCCGAGGAGGAGGCGCTGGTTGCTAGGGGCCGCACCGTTATAGCGGGGGATGCGCCGACGGCGGAGGGCGAAACGTGCGCGGCGGTCTGCGTCGAGAGGATGGCCCAGGAAGCGGCGCGTGCATTGAGTAGAGGACCGCGACCAGGATCATAGACGATCCCCGCGTCTGTCGCGTCCAGCAGGACCATTCTCACCCCCTAGGTTACATAATACTCATTAAGGGACGTACCCTAAAATGCCCTCAAACTCAATAGCCACGCGGGTTTGCTCCCGCCCAGGCCGAGTTATTTATCTGTCACGTCCTGGGACTTTCCAGGCCCTAATTGGCAGGTCGGAGGTGTTGGACGCGCCGGACACAGCCATGCCGCAGGTGCTGGCGGGCGATAGCGGGCCTTGCAGGGCCGTGCTGGGTGATCCTGGCGGGCAACAGCGGTACTGGCTGGCGCGTGCGCACTGTCAGATGAAATCCTTCGATGATACGCTGGCCGATCATGGGGGATCGTCCAACACCCCGATCCCCGACCCAGGGACCGGGTACGGTCGCGTGCCGGGGGCTTCGTTCCACCCACCCACGGGTTTTAATATGCGAACACAACGGTGTCTTTGCCCAACAGCGCCACGCCCTCATTTGTGCTATCGTTCCCGCCCTTGCGAGTTTCTCTCCCACCGGGAACGACCCGCCATTTTCTGAAGCGTGACTAAAGTGAGGGGGTATCCGCATGACCTTCAACCACGTGATGTGTTGCCTTTGGAGCGCGCTCGGGACCGTCGCTCTAGGTGCTTCAATCTGGATGGGTCGGGACATGTGGCGCAACCGATGGACCGACCCCGGCTGTTGGCTGGGTCTTGTCCTGATGGTGGGAGTGGTCCTCTGGAGCGCATTCTCGGTCGTGCGGTTCCTTTAGAACCAAGGACAGAGGGGGTCTGACGGCGATGCTTCTGACAGACGAAGAAGGGCAGAGGTTGCGATGCTTCGGGGCGGGCCTCTATCTTCTCGGCGTAGGCGATATTGTTCATGATGATCGCCAGTCCTTGTTCTTGTCGCCGGACGGCTTTCTTCACCTCCAATATGGCGGCCTGTCGCTTTGCTGGCGCTTCAATGCTAACGTTCTTCAAAGATGTGGCGGCGATCCAATCTACCAAGTTTACTGTTACGGTAACGTTCTTCTAGGGAGTCATTACAACCTCCCGGTCTACCAGTCTTCTTGGCAGCGTCCCACCGTAACGTGTGACGGCGTGGGCATCAACTACACAGACAACGGGCCGTGGTGGGGTATCATCCGACAGATGATGGCGGAGTACCAGCCCCGGTTCGACGCGAGGCGTAAGGCCGAGCGGCAGGCCGTGGACGATGCCTTGGCGGGTGCCTTGGCCCAGAGGCAAGCGGACCTTGCCCGAGTCGCCAAAGTCATTGACTCCAGATGGGGGAATGGCGATGCCGCGCGAGATTGAGGGGACGCTGACAATAGAATTCGTGGACAACGGGGAGTACGTCACGACACCCACCATAGTGGCCGTGCCCTGGCCCGACTGTTCCCAATTCAGCGTGCCGCGCCGCCTGCCCGGCAAGCCAGCCTGCTTCAGCGGTTGGAGTGTCACGGCATGTCCGTATTATGACGAGAAGGGGACTGTCCTCATTGAGCAGGGACTGCCCGATACCTTCGGGATCAACAACGTTGTCGAAGTCCGCGTACGCGTGACGTGCACCTACCCCAAGGAGAGTGATGGGGATGTCCCGCGAGATTGAGGGTGAGTTCTCCGCTTCCATTGAGTTCGAGGAGTTGGGTGTAGCGCCTGCGGCTTGTCCCGGATATACCCGCGTATGGGTGACTAAGCCGGAGTACACCGTCACGCACGGGGCCGACGGTTCGACCATGTGTCAGGTTCAAGACGAAGGCGGCCGGCCGGTGCTGGTTCCCGACCCGCAATTCAACGGTCACTGCCTCTCCTGCCATTACGGGGGCAAGACCACGCTTGGAGATGTTGAGTGGAAGGTGGCGGACGCGCCCAATGAATTTCCGGGGCGGGTGACGGGCACGGCCCGCATCACCTGCAACCACCCCGCGTGGGATGAGGTGACGGCATGACCGCCGACCAGATGGAGCGTGTCGCGAAGTTCCTACATGGCTTGACTTCCCTGACCGCCGACACCGGGGTCGATGTATGGGCGCCAGATCAATTGATGTTGCGCGACACCACTTGCCGCGCGTTTCAGGGTGAGCCGTTGTGGCTTGCGGGTCTGGACCGATACGCAGAAGACGAGGGCGGCTACCGGACGTTTGAGTGAGGGTGAATGCAGTATGACCTGCGAGGTCTGCGGCGCACCGGATGCAGTAGTGGCCTCCTCCGTCCTCGGAGCCATGTCCTGCGCCTACTGCCGTGAGTGCCTGGGCTCTCTCGCCGAACCATGGGACGTGCTGGTGACAGCACTCTCCTGCTGCGGCCCCGACGGTCACGCGGCGTGGGTGGATAACGTGATCGCGGCGACACTGCGGAGGACGGGACGCACGCGCGAGGAGTTGGATGAGGAGGTGGCTGCGCATGAACCCCGTCCACTACAGTAGCGCGTCTGGGGAGTGACTTCTATGCCATGGACCCTGCACCAAGGCGACTGCCTGGACCTAATGCGCGCCATGCCAGCCAACAGCATCGAAGCCGTTGTCACCGATCCCCCCTACGGCTTGGAGTTCATGGGCCAGGAATGGGACAGCTTTAAGTCCGCCAATACCCACGCGGAAGCACGCACGCGACGTGAAGCTGATTTGCGCGATGCCAGCAAGGGAGCCTACGTCCGCCATGCGGTCAACGCATACGAGGCGGGACATCCGTACCAAGTGTGGTGTACCTCATGGTCACGCGAACTTCTGCGCGTGATGAAGCCCGGCGCCTACCTCCTTGCCTTCGGCGGGACGCGCACGGTTCATCGCCTTACCTGTGGGATTGAGGATGCGGGGTTCATCGTCAGGGACAAACTGTGCTGGCTGTACGGGACAGGCTTCCCCAAGAACCACAACATTGCCGCAGAGATGCCCGACTGGCACGGGTGGGGCACGGCCCTGAAACCCGCCCATGAGGACATTATCCTGGCGCAGAAGCCCCTTGACGGCACGTATGCGCAGAACATCGCCAAGTGGGGATGTGGGGCGATGAACATCGAGGAGTGCCGATTGTTCGGCAAGGGTGGCTGGAAGGGCGATCCCTCATGCGGATACGGGGGCCAACTTGATAACCGTGAACACCCGCGCCCAACCGATGGCCGCTGGCCCGCGAACGTCGTCTTGGACGAAGAGGCGGCTGCGATGTTGGATAAGCAGAGCGGTGTCCTGAACAGCGGTGCCGTGACAAGAAGCCCGACGGCGCCCGCCATAGCCGGGCGACACGGCATCTACGGGCAGTTTCGAGGTAAACCAGACGGCGCACACTTCGGACCCAGCAAGGGCGGCGCTTCTCGTTTCTTCAAGATTACGAAGGGGGGAGACGAGAGTTGGTCAAATACTGCGAATTCTGTGGCAATGGATTCAACGCAGTCAAGGGGATTCGCCGATTCTGTTCTAGATCTTGTAGTAGTCGCGCAATTGCCAGAGGGGCAAGCCGCAAACGCACCGCTGGCACGTTTTATGAGCGCCATGGGGAACGCATACGAGCAGAGAGACGGGAACGGTATCACGCAGATGCGGAATACAGGGCGAGAGTGTGTTGCCGAGTTGCGGCGCATAATCACGGAAATGTTGAACGACACCCCTGTGAGATATGTGGTAGTCCACAGGCTGATAAGCACCATGGGGACTATTCACACCCTTTCGAGTATCGATGGCTTTGCAGAAAGTGTCATATCCGACTCCATGCTGATGAACGCGGTTCTTGGGGGGCGGGACTGCGTAGAGCGATTTAGATACTGCGCCAAGGCATCGCAGTCTGAGCGTGGCGAGGGTAACGACCACCCAACAGTCAAGCCCCTGGCCCTGATGCGCTGGCTCTGTCGCCTTGTCTGCCCGCCCAACGGCACCATCCTTGATCCCTTCGCCGGTTCGGGGACAACCCTTCTTGCCGCTGTGCGCGAGGGTTTCAACGCCGTAGGCATCGAGAAGGATGCGCACTACTGCGACATCATCAGGCAACGCATGGGTGCCGAGTTGCCGTTGTTTGGGTCGCAGGAAGCGGACGCGTAGCTCAACGGTAGAGCGGCGGCCCTTTAAGCCGCGCGATAGAGGTTCGATTCCTCCCGCGCCCACCATCTTTGGGACGGTAGTTCAACGGGAGAATTCCTGGTCTGCACCCAGGAGATCGCGGTTCAAGTCCGCGCCGCTCCACCATGTTTGAGGGGGAATTGCCATGAACCGACCCGATCCGCTTTTCGGCTGCTTCTGGTGCAAGAAGGTCCACGGCTGCAAGTACCCGCTACAGGTGAGGGAAGCGTTGGCCGCACATCAAGCGACCCTGGCGGCGGAACGTTGGTTTGCCGACGTGGGCGCGACGGTGCCCAAAATACGGTGCCGCCCCATATTCGTGTGTCCCGTCGGGGAGTTCGTCGATGAGAAGATACCGGCGCGGTCCACGGCCCTTGACCAGCGCCTCCCATGTGCGTTGCCGGGCTGCTTTGGGTGGTCGAACTGCAAATTCGGCGAGGTGTGTGAGCTGCGACCGCGCCTGTTGGAAGCGCGTCGAGAGGCGCCGGATGGCGATGTCCTTCTGGAGACGGCGGGGATCTGGCTGGCACACACATACGCCTGCCCCGTTCTTGCCTACGGTGACACGACGGGCTTCTCGTTCGCGCCGCCAAGGCGGGGCCTACGGTCTAAGGCGGCCCATCAAAGAGCACTAGTGGAACATGCGCGGCTCGGGGTGGCCTGGGAGGCCGAAAAACGTAGACTCTTGGACAACGAGTTCGCGGTAGCGGTGGCCCGAAGCTGGAACGAGGGGGTATCGTAATGGCGCTTCTCGTGATTGCAGTGCTGGCGGTTCTTGGGATCTTGTGTCTGGAGCGCGCCTTCAATCGGAAGTGGACGCCCTGGTATCGCATCCTGTGCGGCGGAATAGGAGCGGCCTGCATGTGGCAGACGGCGGTGAGTCTTCTATGAACGCTCTCTACATCGGCGACGGCAGACTTCTTGTGAAACCCGTCTGGGGTGGTCGCATGATCATCCCGGCTGACGACTTGAGCATCACTCCCCAGTTCGCGCTTGACGGCATCATTGAACCGCCGTTGACGCGCTACTTCATGCGCACGCTTCTTCCGGGTCAACGTGTGGTGGATGTTGGTGCCCACGTCGGCTACTTCTCGGTCCTGGCGGGCTATCTGGTGGGTGAGACGGGCAAGGTCATTGCCATTGAGGCGGACCCGGCTCTTGCGGTGTACCTTGCGGACAATTTGAGTCTCAACTACATGCGCGCGTGGTGCCGGGTGGAGGCGAAGGCGGCGTATTCCGAGAATGGGGACGTGTCTTTCTACACGGCAGGTCGTTACCCCGGCAACTCCAGTATCCACCGGCACAGCGAGGAGTACAAGCAGCACTACGACGGCATAAGCTTCGGGTCCGAGATTGACGCCGCCCGCCTCGACACGATGCTGGCCGACGACCTGCCGGTGGATCTCCTGAAGCTGGACATCGAGGGCGGCGAGTATCACGCCCTTCTTGGTCTTGGCGACCTCCTGTGCCGCGACAAGATCCACGCCGTGGTCATGGAAGTGAATCGCATGATGGCGCAGGACGACTACCGCAAATTCTGCAGCGTACTGACGGTTCTCGGCCACAGAGGCGCCACCTTCCACGGCCTGAGCGACGACGGCGAACCGACCCCGATTGACCTTGACGCCGTACTTGCGGCGGGATCGTGCGCGAATCTGCTGATGATTCCCCCCGAGAGCGCGGCATGAACGCCTACTGGTCTTGGCGGCAAGACGAATTCTCAGACCGCCCCGAAGTCGCCTACCTTGACGAACACCTACCGTGGCTCATGGACTGCCAGAGAATCGTTGATCTCGGTTGCGGTGTCGGCCACCTCGTAAAGCGTCTTCGGGACTCAGGGAAAGAGGCCGTCGGCGTCACGTACAATCCCTGTGAGGTTGAGGCAGGTGCAAAGCTGGGCATTGACCTCGTTCTCTCCGACATGCAGAATCTGTCCTTCCCTGACATTCAGTTCGATGCCATGGTCATGTGGGATTCGCTGGAGCATTGCCCGTCGATGTACGACGCGCTGTGCGAGGCGCGAAGGGTGGTCAAGGCAGGCGGAAAAGGCTTGATCTTCATCCCCGGCCAATGGTGGCAGGAGTACCGCCATCACATCATCGTTCCGACGCAGAGGCAGATGCAGCATTTGCTGAAAATCTGCGAGTGGGAATTGGTGGAGATGGTGGACCTGGGCGGCGAGGTCAATGTCTTCGGCAAGCAGGACGAAATGGCGGTTTACAAGGTCAGGAGGGGGTAGGGATGCCCGAGCATGTCCTATTGGCGGATCTGAGACGGGCGATGGAGTGTAGAGATACCGTGGCCAACCCGCAGGCCCAGCGGTGGCCGTCGCTCTTGGCTAATGAGGGCCGGAAGGCCGCCGACATCGCCGCGGCCGTCCTACCGCAGGCAATTGCCAGCGACAAGGCGTTGGACTTCGTTATCGACGGCCTGGAGAACGAGGATTCGCTATGTGCGTGGTGTCAGATGCGCCCCGATTGCCAAGACAGTATCAAATCGGGTTCCAGGCAGGCGTGTTTCAAGACCGCCTTACTGAACCGGATGCGTAGAGAGGCGGGACTTGACGATGCCTGAGCAACGTGACCTGCGGGCGGATCTTGACTTCATACGACAGATTAAGGAGGCGGCTGCAGCCGCCCAACCCCAAGTGCCAATACACCAGATGTACTGGGACTCAATTAGGGCCATGGCGGTCATGGAGGCCCACGCCCTCGAACGCGCCATCGTCGCGGAGGAGGCGGTAAGGTGCCTTGTTGCAATACTGAACGTCCACACCAACCTGTGTGTGTTTTGTCCAGATGGCGCAATCGTCGAGCCGACGGAATACGACTCGGCTGGATACCGAGTGTGGGCTTGCGGGCGAAACCAGCCGCGCGACCCTAACCATATCGAGGAGTGCTTCGCCGATGCCGTTCTCGCCCAAGCCCGCGCGAAGGCGGGTCTGTGATGCGCTACACCGCCGCCAACTGGCCGAAGACGTTCGATTGCCGCGCCGTCCGTTGGGGCGACGCCTGGCATGGTGAGTCATTGGAGTTCCACGAGATATCGGACGACTACCCAACCGTCAAGGAAGCAAGGGACGACCTGGCCCTGCACCTTGAAATCTTTGGGGATCGTCCCCCCGGCGATGAAGGTTTTCACCGCGACCGCGCCCCGTGGTATCTGTGGCTTCTGTGGTATCTCTGGCCCCGTCACCTGAAGTGGATCGTGAGGGGGTAATCGCATGTACTGGACGGCCAACCGATGGCCCAAGACGCTGCACTTCTACGCCGACTACGATTGGCGCGACGGCCTGGGCAAGTCAACGTGGCAAGGTGAATGCGTCGAAGTTGGCCTGTGCACGTCGCGCTGTAGGCTGGAAACACTCTTGCCCGTCATGGACCGCGCGGCGACGATGTTGAAAGAGGCGTTGGCAGCAAACCCCAAGACTGTTTCGTACTGTCCGCTTGGCCGGTACATCGCCGGGTATATCCGCTGGCTTTTCTGGCCCCGGTGGGCGCGATGGACACGGAGGGGGTAATCCCATGTGGCCTTTCTGGCTTGCGTTCTGCATCTTTGCCATCCAGGGGCTTTGCGGTCTACTGGCGCTGGCGTTGAACCTGCCCCAGACTCAGATGTCAGAGGCGGCGTTGCGCTGGTCGCGGATGGTCAGCTTCCTTTTCGGCGGCTTTGTGGCCGTCAGCCTCCTCCTCTGGGGGCGGCCCTAGCCGATGTGGTGTAAGACCTTTCGACGTTGCCAATGGCGCCCCGAGTGCGAGGCCGCCAAGTCAACCAGGGGCCTTCCGCTGTGGGTCCACCAGTACCAAGAGGGTGGGATTGACGCCGCCGACCTCATCTACCTGCTCAACGGTTTCTGTGGCTACAACCTGAGCCTACCACCAGCTTTGCGCTAGGCCGTAGACGCCCCTTCCTGCGTCGATCAGACTGCCCCGAGTATCGTACTGCCCGCAGGACGATAGGGGCCTTGTAGCGCGTCTATGCGAGAGGGGGAACGGTGTATGGAGGCCATCACCGCCGAGCGGTTGATCGCCATCGCGCCGCACATCCAATACCTGAACAAGTCTCTTCCCTGCCTCGACCGTGACATAGACAACCTGCGGCATCAGGTTGAATGCCAGCGTTCGTACTGCGGCCTTCCCTGGTGGCGGCGCATCTTCAGGCGCCCGCCCGAGATTACGGCATGGCCTGAATACGTGGTTCTCGCCCAGCGGATAAGGGAATTGGTGGCGGCCTACGGCCAGCTTCCTGCTGACCAGAACTTCGTAGGCCACGCCTCATTCACGCGCAAGTCACCCCCGACCTACGCCGAAGTCGAAGAGCACGCCGGGCGCCTTCTTAACCAAGCCTTTCGCGGGTTGTTCTACGACAAGAACAGTCTGAGACTCGCCGTGTTTCAGGAGGGACTGGCATTCCGCATCCACTTTCGCGCGAATGTCGATTGGGACGACTTGGATGCAGGAGAACCGCTGTCCAGGGCGATTGACCTGCGCATCACCCCCGTTCCCGTTCAGATTAACCCGGTGCGTCTCTACGCCCCGTACATTGAGGCGCCACCCAATACCAAATGAGGGGGAATCCTGAGTGACCAGTTTCGATGCAGAAGTGAAGGTTTCGGTCCCGTGCGACAACTGCGCATCCAAGGAAACATGTGCCTTGTCCGCCGATGTGAGGAAGGCCGTCGCCGAGATGCCGCCCCGCGTGTTCAGAAGCGAGGTCGTTAACGTGGATCCTCTCACCACTCAGACGCGACACACTTTGGTTGTCTCGCCCATCGTCTACTGTGCCTTCGCAACCTCGCGCCTGCCGCGCATTTTCGGCGTTGCCTGTGGCATGGCCCCGGCCCAAGTGTTCGCCCAGCAACCCAGCAACAACTAGCACCCCACGCTGAGGCGTCGTCTAGCCGGTAGGACGCCGGGCCTTGAACCCGTCAACGCACGTTCGACCCGTGCCGCCTCAGCCAAGAACAGGAGGACTGCCCATGATCGACGATACCTGCCAACTATGCGGTACGGCCTTGGCCCATCAGGGCGGGTGCGCATGGTGCCCAGAGTGTGGTGAAAGCGAATGCGGATGAATAACGTGCCCCTCATGAGCGATGGTGAGCCAGTAACCCTGATTCCCGAAATCTTCACCCACCTGGGACTTCACGAGGTTGACTTTCTGCCGCTTCCCGCAGACCCAACAACGGGCCCGAGTCAGGCGCTGGCGGTCGCGGCGGCGGACCTCACGGAGAGACTGGCGGCCATCAAGGACGAACTTGACCGGCGCGGTGTCGTGATAGCGGGACTGATTCCCGAGTACGTCGTCGCATGTGTGGAGAAGACGGCGACGACGATGCCGGAGGAGGAATGAGACGTGCGGCTGACATTCAGGGTTTGCGTGAAGACGACGATGGAGTTGCCGCCGCCCCTTGAGTTTACGACGGGCAAGGCTATTCCCGACAGACCCGGCGTATTCGAGGTCATTCCGCCCCTACCCCGTTGCCAGTACATCATCTACTTTGACGTGTCTGACCAACCGTCCGTTCTCTTCGGCGATGTGATCAAGGCACCTCTCAAGTTCATGACGTGCGACCCTGAGTGCGCCGCCGTGTTTGAGCGCGGCAAGGCATACCACATCGACTTCACGCCGGCGGACTAACTCTCCACCATGTCCGCTTCACGGAAGGAGGGTGGCCATGCGGTTCCTGCAATGTACGCTATCCTCCGACCTGGACAACCTTATACTAGTACCCCTTGGCGACTTCCACATCGGCGACCCGCTGCATGACGGCCCGGGGCTCACAAGGGCAATCGCCTGGATAGTCGAAAGGCCCAATGCCTACGCGGTACTTCTGGGCGACTACTGCAACTTCGTCACCAAAAGCAGCAAGGGCGAAATCTTCAATCAGATGGAACCCCAGGAGCAAAAGAAGCGCGCCATCGCCGACTTAGCGCCCCTGAAAGGGCGGGTTCTGGCGGTCTGTGCGGGGAACCACGACCTCCGCATCTACCGCGAAACCGGCCTGAAGCCAGCGGAGGACATCGCGGTAAGTCTGGACGCGCCCTACGTGGAGGACGGGACGCTGATCTGGCTCCGGTTTGGCCGCTACAAGGGCCGACAGCGTTCCTACCACATCTACGCGACGCATGGATGGGCCGGTGGCAAGCAGGCCGGAAACAAGTTGAACAACCTCGTGGGTATCAGCGGACACGTGGACGCCGATGTTTACCTTCTAGGGCATGGACATGTGGTGACGCCCTTCAAGAAACTCCGCGTGCGCATTGACGAGCGGGCGGGCCGCGTCAGGTACGACACGCAAGCGTTCCTCTCTTGCGCGTCCTTCCTGGGATGGGGTGGATACGCCGAGCGCGGGGGATACCCGCCGGGAGCCAGGGGGCTTCCCCGTGTGATCCTGGGGGCCAAGGAGAGGGACATGGAGGTTACGATGTGACTTCGGGCGCTGGTGTGCGTGGACCTGAAAAAGGAGGCATCCCCATGACCCCCACCCCGCCTGTCGGTCAGATCATTCGCGTCCGCTGCACGCGCGACTGGTCGGGGATCGCGACCCCCGACACCCCATGTCGGAGGCGGCGCCTAGACCTGCTGTGCATGGTCGAAGCCGTCCATGACGATGGCACCCTGGACCTGGCGGTCATGATTGGGCGTCATTCGGCCCCATCCACTTTTGAAGAGGGCCATCTTACGGGCGTCCCCTTCTCGCCGCGCCCGGACGCGGACGGCTGGTATATCGCAGAAATGCCCTGGCTTCAGCCAGATGAGGACTTAGGGGGAAAACCATGACCCGCGACGACATCAAAGGAGGACTGACCCATGTTCAAGTTCGAGATCGTTGACGCTCAGCGGGAGGCGTGCGGCGAGTGGATCGAGCAGAGGCGATGGGGCCTCTTCCGATACGGCCCAAGCGGCATCCATACGGTCTTCACGATTCCCCTCACTGTCTGGCGGGCGCCGCATGATGAAATGTTTGGCCCCAGAACCATACGGCAATGACCCGCGATGACATCAAACCCGTCATCCTCCGCGTGCGCTGCAAGAATCCCGCCATGTCCATTGCGGAGCAGAAGGCCCTCGCCCGCCCCGAGATACTGGCGATCACTCGCACGGCGAAGCGCGAGGACTTGGGGAAGTTCACCCCGGAGCAGGCGGCCGACAGGATCCTGGGGGATTGGGACAGCTACCAGTAGAGGGGGAAGCGACGTGATACCGGAGACGGTGAAGATCGGGAGTGTCGAATATGCCGTGATTCGCGAAGGTGTGATTGACTCCGAGCCCGACCTTCTCGGGCGCCTCAACGTCAGGCGCGGGTGTATCAAACTTCGGAAGGATCTGAGTCCTGCCCAGGCGCCGCAGACGTTGCTACACGAAATTCTGCATTGCATCGAGTGGCACTGTGGAATGCAACACGGCGAGACCGTCGTCCAGATTCTAACAGACGTGATCCAGCGCAATCTTGCCGTATTTGCGGGGACGACCCAACTTCCCGATGTGGTGGACATTGTGGGATTGCAGTTTGCCGTGGTGCAGGTCGATGCCCTAAAGGATGCGTGCGGCGATGAAGACGAGAGCGCGGCGGTGGACTTCAACCCTTCGCAATGCTGCCTGCGCGTCGTGGCCGGAACGCTACAGTACATGATGTCGGCCCTGGTGGCCGCTGTATGCGTCTGTGCCAGCGGCATGATGAGCCTGGGCCTTTCCGAGAAGGAGGCCCGTCGCGTGGGCCGACTCGTTCATCAAGTTTTGCGGGACAACCCGTCTCTCTGGGAGAGCCAGATACCAGCCGAACGCCCATCGGCGAAACGACGTAGGCATAAGCCTGACGCCCCCAAAGCGGCTTAAGCTGGCTCTCCCAGAGGAACGGAAGGAGGGGGTTTCTGATGCGCGACAACGTAATCATCAGCGGCACTATCATGGCGGGGCGGAATACAGCCATTACCGCCGCCCGCTATTGCGCCCTCTGCAAGGAGGTTCTACCGCCCAGCGATGCCGTGTTGACGCTGTATGATCCCGTGCGCAAAGATCCGGTGCGTTTCTGCTCCTGGTCCTGTCTCGCCAAGTACGTAGCCAAGCAGGAGGACTGAGGCGTGGGGATCACACTTGCACCGGGCAATGTTCTCGTCAAACCCGAAGGAACGCATCTCTCCTTTCTGCGGGGCCGGGTCGTGGCCTCAACGGCGGCCAGGTGGTATCCCTGGCACGTCGGTGACATTGTGTTGTATGACAAGTGCTTCGCCCGAATGGTTCAAGACGGCGGGGAGACTTATCAAATCGTCTGGGATGCCGGTATCGACTGTGCGATTACGGAAGATAAGGACCAACCCATTGGCGGGTGAGGCCAAGTTCACGGATGAGGAATCGTCGGCGAGTGTGCCACTCTTCTCGCATGTTTCCGTGGGCGCATCGTTCTGCAGCCAGAAGCCCGAGTCAATTCCGATCCGTCATTGCGCGGCGTGTGGCAAGGAAATAACGGGTTGGCAGGTACAGTTCTGGACTGCACGCGGGCAGAAGAGAGTGGAAGTCTGCTGCTTCGACTGCGCCTGGGACTACGCCGCCAAGCTCGACCCGTCCTACGGTCCCGGAGTGGGACACGCGCCGGCGACGGGCCTGATGGCCGAACCCGCCAAGATTCTAGGGTTGGGATAGAAGCAGGAGGACTGACCGATGGGAGCCAAGCAACTGCCATCAGACACCGTAAACAACTGCGCCTACTGCAGCGGTCCCTTTCTTGATGAGGAACCCGCCAAACTCGTTCTGCGCGATCCTCAATACGAACATCCACTACGATTCCACGGTTATTACTGCCTGTTGGCCTTTGTGACTGAGACGTTAGAGTAACCCATTGGCGGGCCGCCCACCCACGGCTATTCGCTTATTACACGCGGCTAGCGACCGCATCCCCGGCTATTCGCTTATTACGCGCGGTTAGCGACCGCATGTGGGCGGCCCGCCGTTCCCTTGAAAGGAGGTTTTGTGGGTGGCGAAGACCCCTAAGATAATGGGGTACAAAGACCCAAGACCAGCCTCACCCTATATGGCGCCGATGCGAAGCGACTAAGGAAGGCACACCTTGATGAGTCGGTCACGTTGCTGGTCAAGGGCAGGATCAAGAGTCTGGATAACGAGTACGACCCGCGCGTGAGCCTGGACATCAAGACGGTGAAGCGGCAGAAGTAGGGCGAATGGAGGGGGTTCGATGAGCGCGGTCAAGGTCTTCACCGGCGACTTCCGCGTCGCGCGTGTCATGAAGGGTTTATCCGAGATGGGCGACAACTATGGGGAGTACGCGGAGATGTATCCCCCGACCATACAGAGGCGATGTACCGGGCTGTTTCATCCCGAGTACCCGCCGATAGGAATCATCAAAATGACCCTGAGTCACCCGGCGCCGTCCATTCGCTTCGAGGTAGGCCAGGTCTATTGCGTGCATCTGGAGCGCCGGGGAGAAGACCGCCTACCCGCGACAGAGATACCGTCAACGGATCACGAAGTCAGGCAGGCCATGCGCACCGAACGCTGGAACGGCGACATTGCGCAGTTCGCCGAGATGGTAAGCGCGGTAGAGGAGCCGGGGGCATTGCTCGATCCTGATGCCCACTGTTCCCTCAGTACGTTCCTCATCCACATTCAGACCCCCGCCCGCGACCTGTGGTTTGAACCCTACGAGAAGTACCGCGTGGGGCTGGAGTATTTGGGTACGGCGGGCTTTGTGGAACGGCCCGACCTGTGTCCCCTGTGTCAATCCCACAACCTCATGTGGCAAGACGGCCACGCCATCTGCTGCCGGTGTGGCTGGGAGGGCAATGTCGATAAAGCGAGGCCAGCGGTGAGATGAGCAAGATCATCGGCGCGATGCTGGTCAGGAACGAGGCGAACCGTTACCTTTAAGCGCCAGAAGTAGCGGGAAGCGAGGGGCAGACATCATGGCGGTAAACTTTCGTTGCGACGCTTGCGGCACGACCGTTCTCGGAATCTACCGTGACGGCAAGTGGCGGCAGCCCGAAGGGTGGTTTATCAATGATTCGCCCGGATGGCATCCGCCGCATTATGTCTGTAGCCGCGACTGCATTTCGGCCATGGCGCGCGGGTACATGGAGGAAGCAGGGCCCGACGTGTACATATGGACGAAGGACGATCATGTAGACCCCGCCGATGTGGCGAACCTCAAGCAACCCGGCCACTGGGATGCCGTTATGGACGGTCTGACAGCGGCATCATCTGAGGGGCGCCTGTAATGCCCAAGATCATAGGCGCGATGCTGGTCCATTTCGATCCCGAGTCGTTCCTTGATAATCTCTACGGTGGTCTCTACCCCGCCCTCGCCTCGCTCAAAGAGGCAACTTCGGGCCTTGTCATCCTTGATGATTGCTCCAACAGCAGCCTGCTAACCGACAGATGCAAGCTCTTCAAGCCCCTTCGCTTTGAATCGCTTCCCGAACCGACCTTCATGAAGAACGAACCCAAGGCGCGTGCGCGACTGTGGGAGATGGCCGCTGAGGAGGCCGGTATGGGCAACTGGATCCTGTGTCTTGATTCCGATGAGGTCATTGCCAGGCGCGACCAGGGTCGTTTCAATCACAGACTGCGTCAACTTGACGAGAAGTTGCCCGAGTGGGACAGGCAAAACACGGAGGAATCCGATGAGCCTATCAGTTATGCGGCATTCCAGTTGTTCGACATGTGGGACAGCTGTCACTACCGCGAAGATCAATGGTGGAACGCGCATACTCGCAACTGGCCCCTGATGGTCCGTTATCTCGGCCAGCCGAACGTGTGGCCCGACCAACCGGTGCATTGCGGGCGCTTTCCGCAAGGCGCCATCGGGAAGAACGGCATTGGGTTGAGTGCGCGCATCCAGCATTGGGGATGGGCCGCCCCGGAGCGCCGTCAGCGGAAGTTCGAGCGGTACAAGCTTCACGACCCCGACTGCAAGTACGGCATCAAGGAGCAGTATGAGTCAATCCTCGACCCGCACCCCAACCTTGTGAGGTGGCGCGATTGAACAAGACGACTGAATGGCCCAAAGAGCAGAAGATACGCGCCCTGACGATGCTGGCGGAGGGTCTGACCAGCGTTGAGGTCGCCAAGCGCACGGGCGTACCGGCTAACACCGTGCGTGGGTGGGACGCCGAGCAGAAGAAGATCCCAGACCCCGCCCTGAAGGCCGCACTTGACCTGGCGAAGGGCGAACGGGCGTCCGAACTCTGGGGGCTCCACGATGTCACACGCGATGCGATAAAGAAGCGCCTGGAGAGTGGCGACATCACAAATCAGGAACTGATTCGCCTGTGCCTGGAGACGCCCAAGTTGGCGCAGCTGCTGACGGGTGGGCCCACATCGATCACCCAACACGCAGGAAGTGCCCAGGAGAACATCGAGTTCTTCAGAAGGTTGGCGAAGAAGCCATGCTCGGCATCGCACTAACCGTGGGCTTCGCGTCCTTCGTGCTGGGCATTGTTGTCGGAGGCGTGGCCGGTATCTTCCTCTACCGCGCCCTGATCGCCGCGCTTCCCGATGCGCCTATCCCCGCCAAACCGCGACAGCGGGCGGGCATCCCCGACGAAGAGCCATTCGACCCGTCTGACCCGGAGGTGAGGGCAACTGCAGAGAGGCTTTCCGCTCTTTATTCCAAACGCAAGGAAGCCTAGACTGTACCTGCCCGAGGGGTGCATGACTTCAGAGAGTGGACGTTGCAGCAAGTGCGGTCGGCCCTACTACTGGGCGGTGATGTTCGACCATGCCTTCCACGGTGACGACCCCGCCGCAAAGGAGGCCGAGCAGAGGGCTGAAGTCAGATTCGCGGAGATCGCCCGCCAGGACATCTGCCCCGATTGCGCGGGCGAGTACGAGCGCGCGTTCATGACCCAATGGACAAACGCGCAAGCGAAGTGGATCGGCAACGTCGGTGATCCAATCAAGCGCACACCCGTCAATACGGTGTCCCAGGATGAGCGGATAAGGGCGGCCATCGAAGCCCAAAAGCAGAAAGGCAGGTGACAACGCATGGGCTTCAAGTTCAACGGCGTCTCGGGCACCATGGGCGGCAAGAGCGATCCCACCATCGGCGCTAATGTCGGCGGCACCCTGAAGAAGGGCAAGAAGTAGCATCCGGTGAGGGGGTAAGTTTGTGACCAGCATCCTCATAGCCGCCCCCGTCCGTGAGCGGCCGCACATACTGCGCGAGTACGTCAACGGCCTGAACGGCCTTGATACCGACGGCCTGGAAGTCTCATGCTTCTTCGTGCTGAACGGCGAGAACAGGGATGAGGCGCGGGCGATACTTGACGGTCTGCGCTACCCCACGGAGTTCTACGAGTGGGACGATGCCGGTGCGTACAACCGGGACGAAGAGACGCACCGCTGGACGCGGGACAACCTGTCGAACGTCGCGGCGATGAAGAACCTCATCATTGAGCGGGCGTGTGGGCCCATCCGCCCCATCGACATGATAGCGGGCGTTGCGTCAACCAAGACGGGGGTGCAAGTTATCACCCTCTCTGCGCCTGACAAGCTTAGGCCCAGCCACCTCTTCCTTGTGGATTCGGATCTTGTCCTTCATCCGAAGACCCTGCGCCAACTTGTCGCCGCCAACATGCCCATCATTGCCGAAGTCTACTGGACGCGCTGGAACCCCGGTCTCCCTCCGCAGCCCAACGCATGGGATCTGGACTTCTACACGTTCATTGTGGACAAGCAAGGCGACGAACCCGGCGCGAAGTACCGCGTCCCCGGCCTGTACAAGGTGGGTGGAACGGGCGCCTGCATCCTGATCAGGCGAGATGTCCTGGAGGCGGGTATCCGTTACGAACCCATTGACAACGTGTCGTGGTCGCAATGGGAGGATCGCGCGTTCTGCGTGCGCGCCGCTGTCCACGGCTTCGGCATCTGGCTTGACACGCACTACCCTGCTACCCATCTGTACAGGGAGAGTGAGTACGAGGCGTACATGAGGGGGAAGACAGATGGCAAACAGTCTGTGTCTTGGGTGCCTGCACCGCGACCTGTGCAAATGGCGGGATGAAGTAACGGCAGCAATTGAGGAAGCATCTTCGGGGCCGTCAAAAGGGCATGGAAGAGCGGTCTGTGACTGGCGAGGGACACCTGTTCTCAGAGCCAGGAAGTGTGCCGGATGCCTGATTAACCACTTGTGCCGGTTTCGCTCCCCGACCTGGCGACGCGGGAAAGCAGCGAGGCAATACGTTGGCCCGGTAGTAATCACAGACCATTCCGCCGGGGTGTGTCCTGCCGGAATCACGCATCTATCCTAACAGATGAAGCGAGGTGAGCCCATTGCCTGACGTTCGTACCGCAGGAGGCGGCAAGGGCGCAAAGTTGCAGCCCTGGCCCAAACCCGCGAAGCGTGTCAAGCAGTCCCCGGTGAAGTTGATCACGCCCAAGGCATCCATGCGTCCGGGCCTATCGCGCCCAAAGACGCCCCGATAATGCCATTCCGTAGTCAGCGTCAGCGACGTTTCATGTTCGCAGCCGAGGCCAGAGGTGACATTGAGAAAGGGACCGCCAAGCGATGGGCGGAACACACGCCCAACATTAAGTCCCTCCCCGAAAAGGCGAAGAAGAAGCCCAAGAAGACCACGAAGAAGAAGCACAAGCGTTAATGCGAGGGATGGTGCATGAAAGGCATCCATTGCCCCAACAAGGCGTGTGAGCGCAAGGTCGCCGTCATTCGTGACGGCGGGGTTCACATCACGTGCCCCAGGTGTAATGGTGACGTATTGGCCCTAACACAGGTGGGCATCAAGGACGCAGAGGGCGTGACGCGGACGGTGTATGTGGAATGAAAGGAAGAGGGGGAATCTTCGTGAAAATGAACCTTACGGTCTACGAGAAGATTGCAAAGGCGGAGTCACACCCCGCCTGTCCGCCCTTAGTGGAAGCGGTGCTGCACGGTGCGCGAAGGGTAGACTTGGGCAACGGGAACGAGGGCGTTATCACTTTCGAGTCGAACGGCATCCGCATTCTCGCAACCCAGGAGGCCATGAAGCCATATACGTTGTGGCGGGAGTTCGTGCTGGAAGTAAGGCCCGTTGACGAGGAGGAATCCGCATGACGTTCACATGCAAGGTGCAGCAAATCGGAACTATGGAATTGCCAGGTCCGTCCGGGTTTGTGAAGTATCTGACCCTTGTCGGCCAGAGTGACCCAGGTGCCTTCCCACCCGTTGACGCGCAGCTCCTAGCTTCCGCGGAAGACGCGGCCAAATACCACGTCGGCCAGATCCTGACCATTACGATTGAGTAGTAGCATCTAACAACCGATACCTCGTGGCCCTAGTGCGCTGTAATGCGCCGGGTGGCCCTGTGCTTCAAGGCATTGGGTCGCCCGGCGTATTTGTTTTCTGACGGGGGTTCATGATGCTGACCGCAAAGGACATCGAACGCGAACTTGGCCTTCTCATCCCCGAATACGAACGGCGCAAGAACCTGGGGATGTTCACTCCCGACGAAGAGCGCGAGGCCGACCAGAGACTCCGCGCCCTCCGCCTTGAGTATGAGTGTCTGCACGCGGCCGAAGATGATCTCTGGTTCATAGAGAACTTCGTCTACATCACGACGAAGGAGAAGGGCTTGATACTGCTCAAGCCCAACGTCGTCCAGGAGAGGCTTTATCGGGAGATCGTGCATCAGCGGACCATAGGCAAGCCCGTCAGGATCATCATCCTGAAGCCGCGCCAGACGGGTATGAGTACGATCACAGAAGCGTTGATCTACACCGACACCGCCACCCATCCAAACGTCAACAGCATGATCATCGCCCACGACGACGATGCGTCAAAGACCATCTTCGACATGTCGCGGCTCATCCATGATAACCTGCCCGCCCATCTTCAACCGGCGACCGCCTCCTCGAACAAGAAGGAACTGCTGTTCCGTAACCCGTCGTCGAAGGATCCGCGTCCTTCGCTGAACAGCAAGATCCTTATTGACACCGCCGCCAACCTCAGAGCAGGTCGCAGTTACACCATCCATAACTTCCACGGCTCTGAGGTGGCAGAATGGAAAGACGGCAAGCGGCTGATGGCCGCAATGATGCCCGCCGTTCCCGAGATGGCGGGTACGATGGTCATCCTGGAGTCAACCGGCGGCAACATCGGCGACTACTTCTACGACACCTATTGGGCGGCCAAGCGCGGGGAGAACGGGTTTAAGGCGTTCTTCTTCCCGTGGTTCGACTTCCCCGACTACACGCAGCCCTTTGATAGCCCTGACGCGAAGAAGGCGTTCCTGGCCGGTATAAGCAAGCCCGAGTTCAGCCCCGAAAGCGGCAAGCCGTCGGACTCATACGAACTGGCGATGATGAAGAAGTACAACCTGACGCCCGAGCAGCTGAACTGGCGCAGGATGATCATCGCATCGATCCAGTGCAACGGCGACTCGGACATCTTCGCCTGGCAGTATCCCTCAACCGAAGAGGAAGCGTTCCTGCATTCGGGCCGTCCGGTGTGGGACAAGAAGATGCTTCAGAAGCGGCAGTTGGCCTGCAAGGAGGGCGCGGTCGGCAACCTCGAACTGGCGGATAAACAAGTCAAGTTCGTGCCGATGTCGGGCGGCTACTTGGAGATATGGCACAATCCCGACCCCCAAGAGGAGTACTTCATCGGCGGGGACGTGGCCGAAGGGCTGGAGCACGGCGACTACTCCTGCGCCCAGGTTCTGGACTCGAACCTGAATCATTGCGCCGAATGGCATGGGCACATGGATCCCGATGAGTACGGCCATGAACTCGAAAAGCTCAGCGCGTACTACAACCACGCCCTTGTCGGCGTCGAGGCCATGCAGCACGGCCTAACCGTGATCCGCTATCTGCGCGAGAAGAACACGCCCCAGTACAAACGCACCTACGTTGATAAAGAGACAGACGAGATGCGCGAGGAACTTGGGTGGGCGACGGACAAGAAGACGCGCCCGATCCTTGTGGACGGCCTGGGACGTGTCTTGAGGACGGAGGAACTGAAGACACATTCCCGCCGCTTCATAGATGAATGCCTGACGTTCATCCGCGATGCCAAGGGCAAGCCGCGTGCGGTCAAGGGTAAGTGCGACGACACGATCATAGCCATGGGTATTGCTGTCCAACTGACGGAGATGTCGCCGGCGCCAAAGGTCGAACCCTTTGTTCCCGGCAGAGCCAAGCAGGTCAAAGACACCGACAAAGGGTGGAAGCATCCCTCCGTTGAGGAAGAGGAGGAGGACGAGCAACTGTGGGCGATGTAACCTTTTATTCGCCGCCTGACGAGCATCTGGAGATCCAGCGGCGGTTCCAGTTGGACTACTCCGCCGCGAAGGCGCAGAAGAGTAACGACAACGACCGCATGATCAAGCTCGATTCATACTACTACGGCGAACAATTGAAAGCGCCTGCGGAAGATTGGATGCCCAACCCGCAGACGAACTTCTTCCAGGCCAAAACCGAAGAGATCATAGCCAACAGCGTATCCAGAAGCTACAACGCCTCTGCGGCGGCGACGGAACCCGGCGACGATGAACTTGCGGACCAAGCATCGGCCATGTTCCTGTTCGTGCTACAGAAGAGCAGGTGGCCCGAGAAGGAAGAGCGGCTGGAGCGCCTGCGCGCCAAGCTCGGGGATGCGATACTGAAGCCGTACTACGACCCCAGCACCGAAGACATAAAAGTTGACGTGGTTAGCCCGGTCAACTGCTTCCAGGATCCCAACGCCCTTGACATCGACGATTGCCAGTTCTTCCTCTACGCAAACAAGCGGCCCCTCTCCTACATCAAGAAGCGGTGGCCCGAGAACTGGCAGTACGTTGAATCCGAATCATCTTTCGGCGATGTGGAACTCTACGGCGATACGGGCACGACGCTTGACCGCGACCATCCGATTGTTCAAGCCGAAGAGGATGATGCGGCGGCAATCTCCAACCTTGCCGCCTCGCACACCCACGCGATGGTGTACGAGTACTGGTATCTGGCCGATGGCGGCGTTCACGTCGCGCACCTGGCCGGTTCCAACCTCGTCGTGCTTCACCACAGCAGGGACGAGGAGAAGACCAAGAAGACGTTCTACAACCACCGCCAGCTCCCCGTCGTCCCCGTTCCCTGCATCAAGGATGAGGCGCGGTTCTGGGGCCGGACGCCGATGGAGGCGTGCGAGAAGATCCAGGACAGCATCGACTTCTACGACCGCGAGATCGAAACGAATGTGAAGGCGGTCGGACATCCCCAGACGATTTGCCAATGGAAGAACATCCTCAATATCAAGAAGCTGACCAACGCAATCGGTCTGGTCCTGCCCGTGCGTGACGTGAACCAGATCAAGCGCCTGGAGGCCGCCCAACTCCCCCCGCACATACCGCAGCAGCGTGAAACAAAGAAGTTCGAGATGGACAAGCAGACACGCACGTTTGATGTCAGCCGTGGCGAGAAGCCCGGCGGCGTCCCGACGGCTACGGGCATGGCTCTTTTGAATGAGGCGGGCGCCAGGAGCGCAGTCGCGATGGTGGCGATGAAGAAGCAGGCCATGGCCCGCTTGGCCGAGCAGGTCTATTCCCTGTGCCTGCAGTTCTGGCCGGAGGAAAAGTGGCTTCGGATCCTTGGCAAGAACGGTGTGCCACAGGACTTCTGCTACGAGCGTGCCAACCACGTTGAGCTTCCCCAGTATCGCATGGTCAAGGAGGTGGACGCAGAGGGCCAACCGATTCTAGAGGGCGGGAAACCCACGTGGAATCGGGAGAAACTCGACGCCAAGCGCAAACGCGCCTACTTCGACTGGACGTGGGAGGGGTCCGATGCCTTCCAGATCACCAGAGCGTTCAAGATGCAGCAGGCCAAAGAGTTGTTCCCCATCGGGGGCATAGACATTGAGGGTCTGCTTGACATCTCCGAGCTACCAGAGAGGGAGGCGATCAAGCAGCGACTCAGGAAGCGCCAGGAACTCAACATGATGTCCCCAGACGGCAGGATAGCCGTGTGGCTGCCGCTGCCGCGAGAGGAGGATCTGACACCGGAGGACAAGCTGAGAATCCTGCTCGAACAGAACCCCGAATTGCTTCAAGGCATCCCCGCCCTGTTGCAAGGGGCGGGCATGACTCCTCCCGTAGAGCCCCAGATGCCGGGACAGCCCGGCGTGGGACAAGCCCAACAGATGCCCGTTCCCGCCGTAGGGCCGCAACTGCCAGCGCAACTGGAACAAGTGCGGCAATTCGGCGTCGAGCCTCCGGTTCCGCCGGAGGCGCTTGACATGGGCCGCCGTGTCGGCCCCGCGACCCTCGCGTAATCGGGACGCTACAGGGAGCGCAAAACCCTGAATAAGTCCACCGCGGGACTATAAAACCGGAGGTAATCCAATCAATGGATACCGTGTTTGATCTCCAGATGTTCGCTGACGACGACGACGACACCGACGCCCCGGTGACAACGGGCGACGTACTGGACGACGATAGCCAGACGGCTACTGGTGAGCCGGAAAAAACCCAGAAGCTCCTGACCGAGCGGGAAGCAGCGAAGATCATGGCCCGCGAACACAACAAGGGCAAGAAGCAAGCGGTGCGTGAAATCGAGAAGGAGTTCGGCTGCGACAGGGACGAGGCCAAGGCGATACTCGCTTCGGCCAGACAGATCCAGGAACTGCTCAACATCCCTCTATCGCAGGTGCATGAGTTCCTGCGGCAGAAGATGCAGCCCCCCCTACAACAGCCCCCCGTCGATCAGCAACAGTACCCACCCCCGCGCCGCGAACCCCAGAGGGATCCCGAAGAGGACGCGGATCATGAGTTCCTGCGCAAGCAGCGGACTGAGGAGAAGCCTCTGAGCGAACTGCGCCAGCAAATCGGTGACGACGTGTTCAATGAACTACTGCCGAAAGCCGAGGAACTGGCAAGTGAAGAGGATATGCCCGTAGTCGCCGCCCTTCGCTATCTACTCCCGAAGGAGATGTCCAAGATCGTCGCCAAGCAACGCGCTTCCGCCGAGGCCGGCGCCTTCGAGAAGTTCAAGGATGGGCGGATCTACGCCGTCGAATCCGGCGGCGGTGCGGCAGCCAACATGGAGCGCGAGGAAGTTCTGGAGGAGAAGGAGGAGAAGGCCCGCAAACGCGCGGGGCTCACGCGCAAGGAATGGGTCGAGCGCCGCAAGCTCATCGCATATGCCAAATCCCAAGACGGCGGCAAAGGTGCTCCGAACATTGAGATGTGGCGCACTCTCAAGAAACAAAACAAGAGGTGACATAGATGGCTTTCCGTTGGGTAGGAAATCGTCACGGTACGACCCCGCAGGTTCATGCGTTCTATATGACCGACTCGGAGACGGCTGTTGCAGGCCGTCTCTTCAAGTTCTCGTCACAGCGCATGACCAAGGAGGGTAATGGAGGGACAACTCCCGATGCCCTATGCATCGAAGACGTGAACGCCGGTACGGACGTTGAGGCTGATTTCATTCTGCTTGACTCAGCCGACATCCTGGAAGCGAACTACGTTGGCACGGCTGACGCCACGTTTCTGAAGGGTCAGCAAACCGCCGACCTTGATACGAGTGCGGACAACCTTCTGGCCTCCGATGTCACGACCGGCTGCATGTTCATCCTATCGGTTGACACAACCAACCTCGT